GGTAAGCTCAATTCACGTGGGTTGATCGTTCGCCAAATAGCTCTTGTTTTTTTAATTTATCATTCTAATCTATTCTATAACTAATAAATATAATATATATAAGAACTATCACTCAGTCCACTGCCGAACCTAATCAGTATTGCCTTATTGCAGACCCTATCCTAAACAGCATGAAGCCTAGCTTTAATCTTCATGCCGTTTAGGTAGGTATCAGCCGTTTATTCGCTGCTATCGTTGTCGACGTAGGTTTGGGGCTCGACCACGATGCCGCGAGCTGCCAGCTTGGCGTTGGCTTCGGCGCCCATGGTGACCAGCTCGGTCAGCATGGCCTTCTCCTTCTCGCGGCGGGCGACCTCGCGCGTCGTGCCACCGAGTTCGTCGATGCGAGCCCGCACGATCTTGCGAGCATTGACCAGCGACGCGACGCTCTCGTCGCTCACTGGATCTTCCTTGGCGTTCAGCAGGCTGTCGATCTGCTGTGTTACCTTTGCAAGTCTGTCGGCTTCGCCTGCCAGTTCCTTGGCCGGCTTCTTGAGCAGGCCTTGGATCACGTCATCGTTCAGCATGACGCTGGGGCTGCCGATCTGATAGCGAGCAACGCGAACCATGCCATCGAATGGCGAGTAATCCATCTTGCCCTCCATTGCGATGCGTTCGGCTTTCTGGAAGGCAACAACCTTCTCCATCAAAGCCATGCCATCGACGTGGGGCAGTTCGCCCAAGCGCACGGCCACCGCGAGCTTGGAGACTTGCTGCTTCTCGCTGTCCTGCTTCTTCCAGCCGACACCGCGAGCCGCTGCACTTGACTTCGAGTAGTCCTCGAAGATCACGGGCACATCGGACTTCGCAATGGCGCGGCGCTTGGCAGCGTCGACGCACAGCAGGAACATGCCCGGCCGACTGTTGTCGCCCAAGCCCTCACGCTTGCCAAGCTCCTTGGCTCGCGCGATGACCTGCTTCAGCGTCATCTGGCCTTCGATGTTACCTCCAGAGGTCGCAACCGCAGCGACCTGTTCGTTTGTCTGATCCAACATACAGTCTCCTTTCTAGGTCTGACGAAGCACAATGCTTCGGGCTGGACTAGCTCCCTAGTCCACACCGCAGCGTTGTGTTACCTCTGCGGGTTCTTCACGAGCACGTCTTTGCGATAGCTGCGATAGATCCACGTCGCGGGAACGATCTTGCAGGGCTTGCGGCCGATCATAGCCGCGGCAATGACGGGCTGCATCCCATAGGCCGCACTCACGCGAGCCTTGAAAGTGCCCCGCGCCTTGCCCGGTGGACAAACGCGATAGGTTGGCATGTTTGTTCGCTCCTCGGCGCTTGTCGCGCCTCGTTCGCTGGTCTTTCGGAACCTACCGTGACTTGGCTCTGCTGGGAGACCGTGGCGCCGTGCGCTCGGTTCGCGGTAGGTTGCGAAAGACGGGGCGCCGCGGCCAGACCTAAGGCTCGCGTCATGATGCCCCGTATTCGGTCCTAGCCCGCCGTGGGGTCCCTGCTCTGGGCGGTGGTACGCTACGCTCACGATACGGCGCTATCCGGGCTAGGGACGCGCTACAGCACGATTAGCCATGTAGGTTCGGGCTAGGTGAGAGCCTTGTCATACGAGCCGTGCTGGCCCCGTCGCCTGCCCCTGTCGCCTTGCGGTGGGCTTGGTCGATGCTCACCCACTGCTAAACGTCCGGCAAGTTACCTCTAGGGGTAGGCCGGGGGGCTATCTGGACAGGCGGGGGGTGGCGGGGGGTCGCGTTATCCCCTGTTGAAATGTAGACCTCGAAAAAAGTAGACGTACCCCTATTACATGTATAAGATACCGGGTATGACAACGTACCCCTTATCATCGCCCCCCAGAAATTCTGGAATTTATCTACTAAAAAACCAAGCCACTGGCCAGCTTTACGTTGGGCAGGCTCTGGATCTTCGTCGTCGATGGCTTGAATGGCGGTCAGCTTTCAATGAAAAAATTGGGGTCAAAAGCAAGGTGTTGCTCAATGCTATCGCTGGAACACGGCCTGAAGATTGGACCTATCAAGTTCTTGTAGAAGTAGAACAAAAAGATCTAGATCGTTTGGAACGAGCAGCTATTACCCGACTAAAAGATCGAGGTCCATTGTTGCTCAATTCATTACAATCATTTGCGGCACCTCGTAGGGGATTAGGTGGTATTTCTGATACCGCAAAGTCGATGATTATGAAGCCTTTCGGCGGTCGCATGTCCTACGCTGAGGCAGCCATCGAATTAGGTATAACCCCTCAGGCAGTTAAAAAGAAGTTGCAGCGATTTCGCAAAATAGGGATTACCTTGGTGAAATTAGAAGACGGACACCTCCGAGCTACTTGACATCCCCCGCATAGCGTTCCATCTTTGGATCACTTTCTAGGTGTCTACCCCCCTCTAACCCGTCGTGGCCGGCTCATTACCCAAGTCACGACGGGGATTTTTAGATTTTCAACGCGCGCTCCGCCCTTGTCGGGCTCCGCCGCGCCCTACGGAGGTCACACATGGGTGAAGCCGCGTTCGATAGCTGGACGAATGGCAACCCGATGCCGGCCGTGGGTATCGCAATTTTTCTCGTTCTGGTTATCTGGGGCATGTTCAGTGCCCTTCGTAGGTAACACATGAGCTGGCAAGCAGTTGTCATAGGTGGTGGCCTGTGCATCGGTGCCGTGCTGATGTTCTGGTTCATCGTGTCGAGGCCAAAACCGTGAGCTACGCAGTAATAGCTCTTCTTGCTGATCCCAAGGGCGACCCGCTGATGTATTGGTGTGGTTACGAGCCACAAAAAGGCGCGCCGGGTGCAGGTTGCCACAGGTGGCTGCCGGGAGTGGAAGGCCGCAAGCAGGCGGTGAAGTTCATCGACGTCGACAATGCGATGAAAGCAGGCGTCGGAGCGCCGAACACGCCGTACGGCCGGGGCGATGAGGGTCCGTACAGGGGGGTGTCTTACGCCGTCTATAGCGACGAGCACGTGTTCGTGAGTGTAGAGGTACGCAATCATGGCACGTGACAACTCCAATGCTCAGGATGTTTGTGTCACCTGTGGAGGCGTGAATGGCGTTCACGTGGCTGGTTGTTCTGACGCTCCTGTGGCTGAGCCTGTTCGGGCTGCTGATCGTAGGCTTAGCGAGACTACGCAACTGGCTCTCGCGGTCGATCGTATCTCGAAGGCACTGGCCGCCGTACCCATGAACATCGCGCTCGGAGCGCTCGCTACCGTCGTAGGTCAGGCGCACTTCAAGTTTCAGGGCGACCGCCGCAAGCGCGAGCACAACCTCGACATCTTCATGGGCGCCGTGCGCTCGGCGATCGCCATGACCGAGCAGGCCGAGGACAACGCCAAGGCGGCGAAATTGCAGGGTCAGACGGCAGATCCGATCAGGAAACTGGACAGCTAAGGGAGCGATTGGTGATCTTCGCTGGCGTCCTGATCTATGGCTTCTTCTGGCTGGCCGTGCTGTGGCCCAGCGAGCGCCATCTGGGAGAGCGTGGGTGAAGATCCGTGTCGACATCGTGCCGTTGCCAAGTGGCGAAGACTACCCCAAGGTGGTCTATTACGGCTTTACAGGTAACATCACAGGCAAGGTTTACACGGAGGAAAAAGACATGGTTGATCCAATTGCACCGGGCGGCCCGGACCCCGGCCTCAATCCGGCCCAGCCCGAGAAGCCGCCGCTGCGCCATCCCGGCTTCTACAAAGGCGACGACGCGGTCGAGTGGGCGAAGAACAAGATCGCGCTCATGAAGTACAACTCGGCGACGATCCGCGGCACGCCGAAATTGTCGCCGGTGCACGAGCAGATGCTCGCCGAAAACGATCGTGAGCTGAACATGATGATGGCACTCGCCATGAAGGCGGGTATCCTGTGAGCCTCGACGAAAAAGCTCCCCCGAGCTACCCCAAGTTCTTTCGCTGCATCGTCGGTCTCGGCGACGCCAAGCTGAAAACCTTCACCGAAAACGACATGCAGGCGCTGGTCGAGACGTTCAGGCTGGCGACCGGTGTCGATCCGTTGACGGCGACCGAGCCTTTGCTGAAGATCATGGCTGACAGCCTCGAAGGGCGCTGATGCAGATCCCCGAGGTTCCACGCGCTCCCGGCGTGTTCGTGATCTATCACCAGCCGACCGGGCAAGCCTATGTCAGCGAGACGCGCGATCTTAAACAACGTGCGATGCTGTGGGATGCGCGGCTCTTGCAGTACGAGAATGGCGGCATGGCGCCGGCCAAGGACTTCCCCAGGCATCCATCTGCCGAGTGGGCGTTCGTGGTGTCGGGCGAACCTCTGGAGGTAACACGTCAGACGTGGGTCGCCAAAGGCTGGCGGCTGCTGAACGAGTTCAAGCCCCGCAAAGTCTATACCGTGCAGTACCTCGGCGAGCCCGTGGCGACGGTGGGCAGTCTTGCGGTGCATTGCAAGAAGCGCGATATAAAACTTCATACGGCTTACAAGCGGCTGGCGCGCGGTATGACGATCGAGCAGGCGCTCGACCTCAGCGATGTACCCCTATTGGACAAACGCGACTTGGCGATCAGCCAGATGCGGGTGCAGATCGAGAGCGCCAGCGGTGGCTTGCTCACGTACGACGAGGCGATCATGATGCGCCCCGAGATCGGCGACGTGCGCGAGAAGCTGCGCCGGTTGCGCAAGAAAGATCCTAGCGTTACACGCGTGAAGTTGTCGGAGATTTGAGCGTGAAAGCCGAAGACAGGTTCAACCAGCTCATGGACTGGGCGAATGACACCGTCGCTGGACAACAGGCAGTGTTGCTGGTTGGTCCGGTGGATCGCTACGCGTTCAAGGATATTGAAAAATCTCTCGGCAGTTTTCCTGAAATGTTAGATGTCTTTTTTGTCGGGCAGTGGGCGCGTGGGACCGCGATAGTTGTCGACGGAAAATTATTTGAGGCGCCGGAGAAGAGCGATGGCTGACACTCCTAAAGTCGTGAGCCTGAACGGCAAGGCGCTGGAGCTGCCGGGCCAGACGGCCAAGCGCCATTTTGAGCGGCTCGAAAGTTTCGAGAAGCTCATGAACGAGCGGAAGATCACCGCGGTGGCGCTGGTCGCTGTCGACGAGAACGGCATGGCGTGGGTCGACTATGCGGTTGACACTTACAAGCTTACAGCCCTGATCGGCGCCTGCCATTACACGGCAGAACGGTTGTCGCGCGAGATGGACAACGACGTCACTGAAGAAAAACCAGAGGATAAGCAATGACCGACAACAACGGCGCCGTTCCCCTCGATGAGAAACTACGCGGTGAACAGTCGCAATCGCCGCGGCCGAAAGCCGGTGAGACTGGCCCGGTGATTAATGAGGTCGACCAAAACAAAATGATGCAGCAGATGCTGGCCTATCTTCATGCCGAGGCCGGTAAAGGTAACCTCTGTTCGCTGAGCTGCGTGTTCGTCGACAAGAGCGACGTACCGCAACATGCGTTCTTGGTGAAGCCCAACGCTGCGGCGGTGCTGCTGGGCGGCGTGCTGATCGCCGAGGACCAAATCAAGCTGGCGCTTGGTCAGTCGATGGAGAACCACCGGCAGAAACTGATCAAGGAAGCTGAGGCCGAAGCGAAGAAGTTGGACGGCGCTGTTACCCGGCCGGGTAACGCTTAGGTCCATGCTCCGACCGGCACAGCCGGTGTGTGACCTGAAGCGAACCGCCTCATCATGCGGCCTTGGATATAGCCCAGCATTCCCGAGAGACCGCCTTCGGTCGCAAGGCAAGCGTACTGTAGGGCGTCGATGATGTGGCTGAAATCGTTCTTGAGCGGCTTGGGCTTGGTTTCCGACTGGGCTGTCGGCTGGTTCGACTTCAAATTTTCGTAGCGATAACCCTGCTTCAGCCCGTTGATTGTCACCGGGCAGCGGTCTTGGTCGATCACCATGGCAGCACCTGCCATGCGTGAGCCCAAAAGCCAGCTCTCGATCGAGCGGATGCGCGGGTCGATATCGTTGGTGTGGGCCGGGAAGGCGAAGAAGCCCTTGGACTTGATGAAGTCGATCGACGTCACCTCGAAGATCGTGTCTTTCGCCGCGCCTGCGGGATCGCCGATGATCGCGATGGGCAGGCCAAGGTAGCGGGATGAGCGCAGCACCGGGATGATGTGCTGGTCGTAAGCGATCTGCAGCCCCATGTGCCGGCAGATGATCTCTTCGAGGAGTTGGAGCCGGCCGTTCTGATCGACCTGCGTGATGATGGCGCAGGGATCGCGACCAAAGTCCTGTCCGACGATGATTGTGCCACCCGGATAGGGCTGGAGGTCCTTTACCACATGCCACGGCATGCCGTAAGAATTCTTCGGCCAGAAGATTGCACCGAACACGGCGCGCCCCGAGGGGTCGATGCCATACTTGGCGTGCACGTAGCGATCGACCCACGCCTGTGAATTGCCTCGCGCGAGGCGCTCGTAGTACGTGCGGCCCTGTGCCTTGCGGATCGGGTGGCCTTCGGGAAACTTCAGGCTCTCTTGCGTCTGTGCGAGCCAGTCGAGGTTCTCGGCGTCGGCGTGTAGGCCGCCCGGCTGCTTGTAGACGGTCCAGTCCGGCGGTGGGTTCTCGAACAGCTCCCACCACTTGGAGCCTTCTTCGGGGAAGTTGGTGTCCATGATGATGAAAGCGTGCGTGCAGCCACCCATCTTGGCTGACGGATAGCGGTTGCAGCGGCCGGCGATCGCCGAGACGAGGTCGGAGTTGATCTCGATGCACTCCGAGATCCACGCGCCGGTGAGCTGCATCGACAACAGGCGGCGCTGGTCTTCGGGGTCTTCGAGCGGCAGCAGCACCCACTCGCTCTTGATGTCGCCCACTTCGATGTAAATCGTGCTCTCGCTCACGCGCCACAGCGCGATACCGGGGAGCCACTGCATGATGTCCTTGAGCACGGTCATCTTGAGCTGCTGCAGGGTCTGCCGGCAGATCCCGAAGCGGGTATAGCGGTAGCCGTCGCTCGATGGCGTCTGTGCGGCCGCGCGACGGAACAACTCGAAGATGCAGGCGGTGGTCTTGCCCGAACCGACAGGCCCTAGAAGGGCGCGGATGAATGTCTCGGAGAGCATGAACAGCGCGCAGATCGGCGGCGCTGTGTAGCTGATGGCGCTCATTTAGTCGCCGTGATGTCGAAGCTCGGGATGGCAATCTTGTCGATGACGATCGGCTGCGCCTGTCCCGCGGCACCAAGGTTGATCTGCACCAACACGCGATCGCCGGGAGCGATGCCGGGGCGTTCTTTTTCGTTGACGCTGAGGCCGCCGACGCGTTCGACGACCTTCATCAGCTCGACTTTGCCCGAAAGCGTTTGCTGCGTGTCGTGAAAGAGACGATCGGCTTCACTCAGCCAGTCCTCGAACGACGCCTGCGCCTTGGCGCGGATGCGTTCGACGGTGTTCGTCGAGCCGTGCCACACCGCATACGCTTCTTGGTAGTGCTTGATGAAGCTCGGGTTGGGGCGGATGCGTTCCTGAAAAATCGTCGGGTCGAGATTGTAGCGCGAGAGGGTTTCGGGGATCGTGTAAAGCTCGCGCGCCAGCTCCTGCGCAAGACGCTGCAGTATGACATCGTCGAGTTGCCACGCCGGCCCACGAGCAAAAGGCGAGGCGGAAGTTTTAACGACGGGTGGGGAGGGAGGTGGGAGCGGGGGAGGCCCGGCCATTGACAATTTACTCCGGTTCGCGCCTAGATACCGTACACTCGACCTCCACAGGTGACAATGCCGGCCGTCCCCGTCACTCCGCAGATGCCCGCGGCCAATCGCTTTGGTGCGCTTCAGGTCATGAGCCTGAAAGATCTCACGGCAGCGGAGAACGCCCAGAAGGACGCGTTGGCGCAGTCGAGCCAGACAGTCAGCGACGAAGAGGCGACGGGGCTCGCTGCGATCATCAGGCGCAACTGGGACATCTTCCAGCGCCATCGCAATGGCAGCTCGGGCTGGTCGAACCGCATGCTGAGTGCGCTGCGCCAGTTCAACGGCCAGTACGACCCCCAGAAGCTCGCGGAGATCCAGCAGTTCGGCGGCAGCACGATTTACGCCCGGCTCACCGCCACCAAGTGCCGCGGCGCCACGTCGCTCCTGCGTGACATCTACCTCAGCCAAGACCGTCCCTTCGGCTTACAGGGCTCGGCCGACCCCGAGATCCCCATCGAGATCTTCCAGAAGATCACACAGGCGGTGCAGTCGGAGATCATGAACCTGAAGGTGAACGGCCAGCCGTTGCCTTCGGTCGACGACGTCAAGGATCGCACCTATGCCCTGATCGAAGCGGCGCGCAACGCCGCTAAACGGCAGGGGGCTGACAAAGCGAAGTTGGCCGAAGACAAGGTTCAAGCTCTTTTAGAGCAGGGGGGCTTTTACACAGCATTGGCCGAATTCTTGTTCGACTTGACTGTGTACCCCCTAGCCTTTCTAAAAGGCCCAGTAGTCAAGATGGTGCCGCAGGTCTCGTGGAAGAACAACGTCCCCTACGTCGATCAGGTACCTCGGCTCACATGGATGCGGGTAAGTCCTTTTGATGTCTGGTTTACTCCCGGCGTCGCCGACATCAAAGACGCTGACGTGATCGAACGTAGCCGCATCACCCGAGCACAACTAAACGATTGCCTTGACCTCCCCGGTTACAATCACGACGCTGTGAGGGAAGTGCTTACGGTGTATAACCGGGGGTACACGGAGGCACCGGATTTCACCGACGCCCAGCGTGCCGTGCTCGAAAGTCGGGAGAACCCGACGATGAACGAGAGCTGGCTGCTCGACCAGCTCGAATTCCACGGCAACGTGCAGGGCGAAGTGCTGTTGCAGGCCGGCGTGCCTGAGCGTCAAATCCCTGACCCGCTGCGCGACTACGGCTGCAGCGTCTGGCTGATCGGCCGCTACGTGATCAAAGTTCAGCTCAATCCCTCCCCACGCAAGCGCCACTGCTACTATTCGACCAGCTTCGAGAAGGTGCCGGGTACCCCTGTAGGTAACGCCCTGCCCGACACCATCGGCGACCTGCAGGACGGTGCCAATGCAGCGTTCCGCTCGATCGTCAACAACATGGCGATGTCGTCGGGGCCGCAGGTCGTGGTGCACGACGATCGTCTGTCGGGCATGGAGAACGGCGAGCAGATCTACCCATGGAAGCGCTGGCATGTCATGAGCGATCCCTTGGGGAATTCGAGCGCGACGGTGCCGCCGGTGGACTTCTTCCAGCCCACCAACAACGTGCAGGCGCTCGTTCAGGTGTTCGAGCTGATGTACACGATGGCCGACGACGTCTCGGCGATCCCGCGCTACCTGCAGGGCGGCGCTGCCGGAGGCGCCGGGCGCACGGCCTCGGGGCTGGCGATGCTGATGGGCAACGCCTCCAAGGTGCTTCAGACGGTGTGCGGCAACATCGACATCGACGCGTTGGTGCCCTGCCTCACCGAGACCCTCGACATGATCCTGTTGACCGACCAGACGGGTATGCTGGAGGGCGACGAGAAGGTCGTAGTGAAGGGCGTCCAGATCGCCATGCAGCGCGAGACGATGCGCAGCCGCCAGCTCGAACTGCTGCAGGTCACCGCCAACCCGATCGACATGCAGATCATGGGACCGAAGGGGCGCGCCACGCTGCTGCGCGCGGTCACCCAGAATGTCGGCATCCCCGGTGCCGAGATCGTGCCCAGCGACGAAGACATGGCTGCGCAACAGAAGGCCGCGCAGGCTCAGGCGAAGATGCAGGGCATGGTGGGTCATTCGATGGGGCCGCAGCCCGGCGGCGAAGGTGGTCCCGGTGGACCGGCCGCGCAGGCGCAGGGTCATCAGCCGACGCCACCCTCGCAACAGCAGGGACCGCGGACGAACTTAATTCCGGCGCGCGTCGCTGGAGGTGTGGGCGGTTCGCCATGACATGCTCGAAGTGTGGAGGGCCACAAGATCGTCCTGAGCAGCGCTACTGCCGGGCGTGCCACGCAGCGAATATGCGCCGGTGGCGGCAGTTTAACCCGCTGACAGGACTGCAAAAATTGAAAGACGTCGCCCGAGCGTACGCGAACGTTTATCAGCGACGTGGGCATCTTGTGCCACAACCGTGCGAATGCGGCGAAGCGGCCGAAAAGCATCACAGTGACTACACTAGGCCGCTTGCTGTAGACTGGTTGTGTCGCCGGTGCCACCTAAACCTGCACCGCTTCACGTGAAGCAATTTTGTAGGAGGTTGATATGGCAGTGAAAAAGAACGCCGCCGACACCGGCGACAAGGGCAAGGGCACCGGCTACAGCGGTGTGAAGAACGCGAGCAACCACAAAGGTTCGGGCGGTCCGGGCAAGGTGGATTTTCTACAGGGCGGCAACGGTCACATGTTCGGTCGCAGCGGCGCTGAGCCGATGAAGCCGGGCACGACAGCGCCCGTCAGCCTGCCCGGCAAGGGTGGCAAATTCATCGAAGGCGGTCACGGCAACCACATGTTCCCGCGCATGGGGGCCTCGCCGATGAAGGCTGGCGAGACGGGTCGTGACGTCGGCTCACCCGGATCGAGCAACCAGTTCGCTCAAGGTGGCAAGACCCACATGTTCGGTCGGCGCGGCAGCCAGAAGCGCAGTCCCGGCGAGACAGGCGGTATGTAGCGTGTCCAAGCAGCTCCCCCGCCCCGAGTTCAACAAGTCACCTTTTGGTGGTGTCCCCGCTTCCAAAAAGACAAAGGGTGACACCAGCGAGTTACTTCCCGGCCAGAAGGCTTTGAAGCAACTTGCCAAGGGTAATCCAGCCCAGCAAAGCATCCAGAACTTCGGCCGGCTCACGCCGATCGGGGCTGGAGCTTTGAACGAGGACATCTTCGCCAAGACGAAGTTTTAGCATGTCCCAGCCCTTCGACATTGCGGCGGGTGCGCCGCCGTCTGCCTCTCCCAAGCCCGGCACCCCCATCACCGTCGATCCTAAGGTGATCGCCGTCGCCGAGGTGATCGAGAAGATCCGGGCGACACAGCCGTTCCTCTACACCGAGCTGAGTGCAGCGTTGCACGGGCTGCTCGACCAAGAGTTTCAGCACATCGTCCGTGTGCCGCGCGACAAGCTGGAGACCAGCCAAGGGCGCGCACAGGTGGCACAAGACGTGCTCGGCGCGCTCGACAACTGCGCTGAGATCGTGCGCCGCAAGAAGACTGCCGGACTTCCGGCGGCTGGCCCGCGGCTCGTAAATCCCTCCCCCGGACAATGGAGCTAACCTATGGCGACTGACCCTTCTGCGCATTTTCCTGTCGATAAATCTGTGATCCTGCCCGCTGCCGTGGTGGCTGCTGGTGCCGCGGCCGACGCGTTGATGCTGGCGAACGTAGCGCCTACGCCCCCCATGCCGGGCACGCCGACGCCTGTGCCACCTGCGAATGCAGCGGAAATCATCGCTGCTGGTGCGCCGCCCCCCGCCGGCACGAGCTGGAACTTGCAACCGCCGCAACCGACTGCGCCCCAGCCGCCTCAGCATGTTACCCAGCCGGGTAACGACGATCAGACGTGGGAACAGCGCTATCGGTCTGAGCGTGGTCGACGCGAGGCAATGGAGCGAAATTTCAACAATCAGTCGGGAGCCCTGCAGACGCAGGTGAACGATCTCATGCGCCAGCTCGATGACATGCGCGCAGGGCGTCTGCCGGCTGGCCCCGGCGGGGCGCCGGCGATCGACAAGAACGTGATCACGCCCGAGATGCGCAAGACTTGGGGCGATGAGATGTGCGACTTTGTCCTTGATGTTGCTGGTAAAATCGTCGGCGCGCAGGCGGGCCAGATCACCCAGCACGTCGATCAGCGCATTCAGCAGAGCCAGCAGCAGATCTGGCAGGCCGGTCAGATGGCGATGATGGGCATGCTCGATGAACGACTGCCCGATGGACAGGGCCGGGCCGGGTGGCGAATTGTCAACGATGACCCCCAATTCGGAAATTGGTTGCAAGAGCGTGACGGGTTCAGTAGCATGTCACGGCAGCAGATCCTGCAGCAGGCTTGGCAAGCTAACGATACCGAGACTGTCTACCGGATCTTCGCTGCGTATATGAACCCACAGCCGCTTCCGGCTGGACAGGGTGGCCCCGGCGCACCGCAGGGCGGCTTCCCACCGAATGGTGGCATGCCCCCGCCGTCGCAACGGCTCCCCCTGAACAGTCTAGCCGCACCGGGTCCGACACGAGGGGGGCAGGCGTCAGCGCCGGGCGCCCCTGAGCCCAATCTTTACACCCAATCCCAGATCGCCAAGTTCTTTCAGGACAAGGGGCGAGGTCTCTACAACGATACGCCGCAGCGCGCTCAGTTCGCCGCGGCGATCGAGGTGGACATCTTCGCCGCTCAAAAGGAAGGGCGGGTGGTTCCGGGCTAACCGGCTCCGTCGCACTCATCTCCATGGGCGCCGGCGGCGCGCTCATGGAGCTATGCATGGACAAGCGTCTGCAGATGTCGATCAGCGCCGCGGCCCTTATGGTCGGCGCTTCCGATCCGGGCCTGCTGCCTCAGCACCCGGTCGAGATCTCCAAGAATACGGCGTTCGCCTTCCCGCTCGCCGGGTCGATGACCACGCCGCCTATCTTCCCGACTGGTTCAACCCAGCCGGCGACGCCCTACTCGGGCACGTTCATCCCGCAGATCTGGTCCGGCAAGCTGGTCGAGAAGTTCTACGCAGCTACCGTGCTCGCGGCGATCTCGAACACCGACTACGAAGGCGAGATCAAGAGCTTCGGCGACACCGTCAACATCCGCACCATCCCGACGATCACCGTCTCGCCGTACCTCGCGGGTGGCAATCTGGCGGTGCAGCGCCCCTCGGCGCCGATCGTCACCCTGCTGATCAATCAGGGCTACTACTTCAACGCGATCCTCGACGACGTGATGAAGATCCAGAGCGACATCAACCTGATGGCGCTGTGGTCGGACGACGCCGCCCAGCAGATGAAGATCGCGGTCGACACGCAGGTGCTGCTCGGCATCCTGCACACGGCCTCAGCTAACAACCGCGGCACGACTGCCGGGGTCATCTCGGGCAACATCAACCTCGGTGTCACCGGCACGTCTCTCGTGGTCGTGGCGAATGCGCCGGCCGCGGGACAGGTCACCGTCATCGACGTGATCACCCGCCTCGGGCAGGTGCTCGACGAGCAGAACATCCCCGAGATCGGCCGCTGGATCGTAATCCCGACGTGGTTCGGCACTCAGATCAAGCTGTCGGAGCTGCGTGAGGTGTTCCTCTCCGGTGACAGCGTGACGATGCTGCGCAACGGCAAGCTCGGCATGATCGACCGCTTTACGGTCTACGTGTCGAACCTCCTGCCGAATGGCACGGCAGGCACCTTGGCGGCGGGCGAGTTCGTGGTCTACGCGGGTCACGCGCACGCGCTTACCTTCGCCTCGCAGATGACCAACGTTGAGACGATCCGTTCCGAGTTCACCTTCGGCAACCTGCTTCGTGGCTTGCAGGTCTTCGGCTACCAAGTCGTCGATCCCAAGGCGCTGGCGGAAGCCATCTGCACTCAGGGCTTCTAACAGAAGCTCGGGGTCAGCTCGGGGGAGCTGAGGTGGGGTCGAGCTTAACCGCTCGGCCCCATTTCCCCGTCTAGCGGAGTTCGCATGGCTGGCTTCATCACTGTCGGCGACATCGTCTCAGAAGCTCGCATCCTGCTGCAGGATACCGAGGCAGGGAACTTTCGCTGGAGCGACACGGATCTCTACAACGCATTGAACGAAGGGTTGCTCACTTCGGGCCTGCGTCGGCCGGACTTTTATCGCGACGTACCGATCCCGCAGTACGCCACAACCGACGTCAACCTCACGATCAACTATCCCGATATGTATAAGCCGGCGCTGATCAACTTCGTGATTGGCCGCATCATGATGCAGGACGACGAGGCGACGAACTTCCAAGTGGCGACTGTCTTCGTGAACGCCTTGACCCAGAACTTGACGATGCCGGTATAGTAACCCCTACAGGTAACACATGACCGAGCCAGCCAATTTTTCCCGCCTCTACGCCAATCTGCGACAGAACTTGCCGGGCTCTATCATTCAGACTTTGCAGCCGGAGCTGTTCGAGATCGCGCGGGAGTTTTGCCAGAAGACGAACATTTACTTCGACACCATGAACATCGTGGTGAGCACCAGCTCGAACGTGTATGCGCTGACGGTGCCGACGTCGGCCGCGATCAAGCGCCTGCTGTCGATTGCTGACATAACCAACAGCATTCAGCCGCCGTTCCAGCCAGTGAAGTGGCCCGCCGGTCTCGTGCTGCCGAACACGCTGACGCTCTACCAGCAGCTCCAGAACACCTATACGTGGCAAGTCCAGTACAGCCTTTATCCAGTTGATCCGACTGACAGCAACAACGATCCGGTGTTGCCTGCTTGGATTTTGGACGACTATTTCGATACGTTTTTCTCGGGTGTGATGTACCGCATGTGCATCCAGAAGGCGAAGCCATGGTCGGACACTAGCCTCGCAAGCTACCACTTCAAGCGATACAGGGCGGGTCGCGGCGAAGCATTTGCTGACGTGATGCGCCAAAACGTGTTTAATGGTCAGGCTTGGCAATATCCGCAGTCGATCGTGACTGTGGGGAGGCAACGCGGCGTATGACCCTTCATCTGGCTCACACTTTCGTCTCAGGCAAGAGCGATGGTTCCGATCCAACGCTGGTGCAGCCGACTGATTGGAATGCTGAACATGCGATGACACAGCTCCCCGGCACGGTCCTTGGTGCGCTTCTCGGCGGCTCAGGACAAACGGTCGAGTTACCTATTCAAGTCGACGCCACGGGTAACACTGTAATTTTGTCGACAGGTTTCTTCCTCGCAGCAATTGGCACCACGGGACAGCGACCGGGGTCACCTGCGCAAGGTTACGAGCGCTTCAACACGACGCTGACGGCCAAAGAATACTATGACGGCGCGGCATGGCAGTCGTTCGCGTCGCAAGCGTTCGTCAATACAGCGATTGCGAGTGTGAGCGTCGGCCCCGGCGTTCGTCAGGCGGTTAATAACGGACCTGTTCTGTCATCGGGGCTTCCGAGCTTTTTGCCGGCCAGCGTTCTGGGCAGTCTCAACCTGACGACGCAGAACCTTTCAACGACTGCGCCTCTAGTCGTGTCGGCTGCGAACGGCTACACGAGCGGCGGCCGGCGGGTCGATGCGATCGGCTACGCTGACGCATCAGGTGGCTTTCCAAATCTGACGTGGGCTGTCACCAACAACGCTACGAATTATCTTTTTCTGACGATCAACCCGGCGACGAATTTGATGACGGCAGTGCCGCTTACGTTGCCTCCGATCTATCAATATGGCGGTGCGCCTTCGGTGACGATCGGACAGTTTACGTACAACATCTCCGAGCAAAAAGGCTACTTGGGTAACGGGGGCGCCGCGCCGCAGGCGTACATGGTCTGCGTTGGAGAGTGCGTGGCCTCGTCAGGTAGCATCACATCGACGATTGCCTATTGCTACAACGGTATATTTGAGGGCCAATTTGTTACACCGCTACCAGCATCTCTCACTAACGTGCCGGGAAATCACAACCTTGGCGTCAGGCCAAAGTTCGCCGATTTCATTTTGGAGTGTATTGTGGCGGACCAAGGCTACTCGGTTGGTGACCAACTTCGTCTGCATGACACAAGCGGCACTGACATCACCAACACGATACCGTTCCTTCATACGCTTTCGACCAACGTGAACACGATCAACCTCGCTGTTGCCAACGCCGCTGGAACTCCCTTTTTTGTGATTAGCAAAAATCCCGGTGTCGACGCCGTGCAGTTGACAGGAACAAGGTGGAAATATCAGTTCATCGCAGAACGCGGTTACTAAAATCTACTCGCCAGAGCCCGCCAGACGGGACACCTTCACGGGGGCCAACTAAATGACACAGAAGTTCGACAGTCTTTTCTCGAAGTACATCAATTTCCAGCCGCGAGCGACGATCCCGCAAAACGGCATCTACCGCGATAACTCTGGAAATTTTTGTGTTGCCGTTAATGGTGTCAAGGTCGCTACGCTCAATGGAGGTGGAGGCGGCGGAGGTGACACTGTTCTGGCGAACATTCCTGCTCTCATTGGGCAGGCCAACCCGCCGGCGGATACTGTTTTGCTGCAGGGGTACCACGCTGCCAACGATGGCGGTGGTGGTGTCTTTGTCTGGAACGCGCTTTCGACGGCGACGCCTGACAACGGTACGATCTTCGCAGTCACCGGCATTGCGACTGGTCGCTACTTTCGCCTCTACACTGACATACTTTATTCTGAATGGTTCGGTACCACCGGAGCGGGTGCCACCGACGACACGATTGCGCTTCAGAACGCGATCAATGCAGCGGCTCACAAGACGCTCGTCGTCTCGGCTGGCACTTACAAAGTCTCGCTCGGGGGATCTGCGCCCGGCGCGCTCGGGCAAAATGCGCTCAAAATCGCTAACCCGATGCACCTGTATGTCGATCCCAATGCCACGATTATCTTGGCAACGATGGGGGCGCTTCCGGTCGGATGGGGTACCGTCGCCAGCAATGTCATCGGCGTGCTCACGGTCCAGTCGAACGATGTTTACATCGACGGTAATGGCACGTTCGATTGGAATATCGCGAACACAGGAGTGGGCGGCTACACGTCGTTGATTTACGTCACGACTGGCAATCCCAGTGTTGGTGGTCCGTACTACACCAATGTTCACATCGACGGTCCGCGCATCCGCAATTCTCGCGGCGCCGGCATCTGGACGGAAGACACGAGCCAGTTGTGGGTTACGCACACTGACCATAAAGGCGGTACCGGCACCGACATACTTGTGCTACGCTCGCTGGTCAATCTTTTCGATGTGCACGTAGATGACAACTACATTGACAGCAGCACGATCCCGCCAGCGGTCGGCACGCCGATCCAGTTGTCGATCAACTTCACGGGTAGCGCTGGGCTGGCCACCGATCGCTGGTCGATGTGCCGTAACACCATCTATGCCGGGCTCAACACCAACGTCTACTACACGGCGACCCAGATTTTCTCGCCGATGGCCGGCGGTCTCGACGACAGCGCGGCTTGGCGGAGTGGACATGCTGATGGCAACACGATCGAAGGAGCGATCGGCGGTGGTGGCCCGCTGGGCGGCGCCGAGGGTATTAGTGCCATCAATGTTTCCGACAGCACGATTGTCGGTAACTCCATCAAAAACTGTTACATCGGTATCGAGCTAGGCGGCTTCAACTGCACGCTGGCGGACAACACGATCGATGGTGGTGGCTCGTACATGCAGCTTGGCTTGCTCATGGACGGCACCAATTACAATCATGCTGTCACAGGTAACACAATTCGGGGTTTTGGCGTCTGGGACAACTATCAGGGTATTCCAGTTCGGGGTACCAAGTGCACGTTCACCGGCAACACGATCGAGTGTCCTTTCGGCAGTGGCGTGAATGGCACTGGCTTGATCCTCTACGTGGATGGCGAGAACGCCGCGCTTGGCAGCGACAACAATGTGATCGTTGGCAACAAGATCACGTTGGGCGGAGCCAGCATTGCGTTTGACTTCTATGACTGTAGCAACGTCATCGCGAGCGACAATGTGATTGTCATCGAGACGCCGACGTTCTCGCCGATCAGGATACAGGCGCCCGGTACTGTCAGCCACGCGACGCGCGATTTTATCTCGATCCACAACAACGTCATCGTTGGCGGCGCTCTTCCTCTGATCAACCAAGTGGCGAGCGCCGACTGGGGAACGAACATCTCTTATCAGACGAGCCGCATCGACAATCCGCAGCCGGCGCAGCTCTCGACGTTCGCCAAGACGGTCAATTTCAATGCGGTCGCCGACACTCAGATCCCGATCATCCTGCCGAACGGCTGCACGCGCTATCAAGTCACAGGGGTCAGGATCTCGGGCGCGTCCGCGTCGCTTACGACGTCGCAGGTGGGACTGTTCACGGCTGCGGCAGGCGGCGGTGTTCCTGTCGTTGCCAGCGGCACGGCGGTTACGGTTGCGACTGCGTCGGATGCTACGAACAACAATTCGCAAAGCCTCACCGTCGCCAACTCAGGCACGGAGAGCTACACTGCTGCGAGCCTCTTCTTCCGCGTCACTACTCCACAGGGCAGCGCTGCAACTGGCACTGTGACGGTGACGGTCCAGCCGATGCCCTAGTTCCCCCGTGTTGAAGTGTTACCCGCTTGAGCCCGCTAGACGGGCGCCTTAACAGGAGCCAACAATGACACAGCGTTTTGACAGTCTTGCTACCAAGTTCCTCAAGTTCATCCCGATGAGTTCAGCGCCCAAGAACGGCTTGTTCGTGGACGCGAACGGCCGAGTTGGGTACGCCAGCGGTGGCGTGGTGCAGGCTGCTGCCAGCGGTATCGTGCTGATCGGGCAGCTCGTCGGCGCGAATATGAACGTGACGACGGATCAGAACATCCCGCTGATAATTCCCGGCGGCTATTCGAGGTACCGTATCGAAGCGATCTATGCGAACAACGCGAGTGTTTCACTGACCACTGCAGCGGGTGGCATTTATCCTGCCGCGGCCAAGGCTGGTGTGCCTCTCGTGGCTGCTGGACAGGCCTATGCCGGCTTGACGGCGCCGGGTGACAACGCTGCCGGTTCAGCCCTTGCGCTCACGCTGGCCGCCGCCGCTGCCACGACGGAGTTCAACGCCGTGCAGACGGCGCTGGGGTTGTTCCTTTCGCTGACGACACCACAGGGCGCCGCTGCTACTGCGGACTTCTACGTGTACGGTCGTCTGTTCCGTTAATCAGCGGCTTTACCTTTGGAGGTAACACCCATGCGGTGGCTTTTACTCGCCTTTATCTGGCTGGCACTCATTGTCGGGGCGCCAGCCGACGCGCAGAACACGACGCGTTTGATCATCTCGAACAACGTCAAGTGGAGCTATACGGCCTTTGCGCTGAACGGATCTTCGCAGACGCTGATCGCAGCTCAGACGCCCGGCAGTACGAACGCTACGGGGTTCATCGTGGTGAACCCTTCTGGCAACGCCACGGTTTACGTCGACATCTCGGGGGGCACGGCGACGAGCAGCCGCGGCATCCCGGTAGCGGCCGGCACGATGCTGTCGTTTCAGGGACAGTCTGGGCCGTACAACGCGGTGACCGTGATCGGCACCAACGCGCAGACGCTGGAACTTTACACCGGGCAGTAGTCGCATGCGGACGTTCCTTGCGTTTTTGCTGACGACGTTGGCTTTCGCTGTCAGTGCACAGACGCTGCCTGACGGTGGCTCACTTGTGGCGGTGCCGTCGATCGGAGGCGGTGTCTACACAGGAACCGTGGCCGCCGGACCGCCGCCTTCGACCACGACTTGGGACACGGTCAACAAGAATGCCAACGTCGTTTTGTCGAACGGCAACCTGACGGCTAGCTCGGGCACGGCCACGACGGCGAACACTTCTGGTCGCGGGTCGCAAACGATCACCACTGGTCAGAAGATCTACGGTGAGTTCACAGCGACAGTGAACACCGGCAATTCCTTGATTGGCGTCGTCAACGCTTCGTTCTCGTTTGCTAACTTCAATTATCTCGGGATCGACACCAATGGCATTGGGCTGCTGCCGAGCGGCGGTGTGCTTTACAACAACGGCATTCCAGCGTCGTACAGTGGCTTTACTACCGGCGATGTTATTTCGGTAGCGGTCGACTTCAACGCTGGCTTGATGTGGTGGCGCATCAATGCCGGCAACTGGAACAACAGTGGCGCGGCTAATCCAGCGACAGGCGTCGGAGGCCAGACGATCGGCGTCACCGGCAATCTCTTTTGGGCTTATGGCCTGATTTACGATGGCGCTACGCAGAACGCCTTCATTGGCAAGTTCAGCTCGCCCTTCACGTTTTCAGTCCCCGCTGGCTTCTCGGGACAGCCATGAAATGGGAGACAGTCGCTGCCTTAGGAGTGCTTGCGCTCAACACGTTCATTCTGTTCAGCAGCATTGTTAATCGGCTGCTCAAAGGTCAGTATGCCACGCGTGCCTATGTAGACGCTCTCGTCCGACCGCTAAAGGATGCGCAAATGCTAGAGACCAGCGCACGCAAAGACCTCGAAACAGAGCTGAAGGTGTTGAAGTCAGCCCTAGAGCACATGCCGACGATCGAGCACATCGACGAGCTGAAAGAGCGTGTGCATGAACTAAGCCGGTCGCAGGCAGTGCAGCACACCGAGAACAAGACGAAGCTCGATAACATCATTCAGGAACTCCGGCGGAGGTAGCACATGAGCGTCACCGATACTTTCGGCTATCAGCACAACAATCCGCTCAACCTGCGCCCTCTTGCTAACGGTCAGATGTGGCATGGGCAGACTGGCGTTTTGAGCGGCTTCTGTACTTTTTCAGATCCGCGATATTGCTTCCGAGCGTGGCTGATGGAATGCCATTCCTACCAAGCTACTTGGGGTTGCCAGCATGTTTGGGACTACATCGTTCATTATGCGCCCGCTGCGGATGACAATGATCCGGTGACCTATACCCACGAAGTGGAAGACTACATGCACCTTCCTCGGGGCTCGGCGTTCAGCCTTGAGGACCGGAAACTTGATTTCTGCAAGGGACAGATGTCGGTCGAAATCGGCGGTGTGCCGTATGACGATGAGCTGATTTTGGAGGGATTTTCTTGGGTGACTACCCATTAGGGTTGTCGCCTGTCCAACTAGACGCTAGAGTGTTACCTTCACAGGTAAGGACTTTCCAGCATGACACAGACGCAGATCAATGCCCTGCTGCTCGGTTTGTTTGGCGCCTCTGGCCCGCTTGCCAAGATCTTGGCGTTGGTGTTCCACATGGACGATGGGCTGATCCACTCCATCCTTGACGTCTGCACGTTGCTCACACCGACGATCTCAGGCGCGATATTCACCTACATGCAGCGTCCTACTGGCGTAGTGAACTCGGTCGCTTCCTTGACGCCTGTTCAACAGAACGAGGCGCTGACCCATGTATCCGACGCTGCCAAGTTGCAGATCGCTGAAGCGGTGCCGGCCGTGGCCACTATCGTTGTGAAGGACACGGCGACTGACGGACCGGCGAAGCTGGCGCAGTCCGACAATCACCCTAACATCGTGACTGAAACACAAAACGAAGCTGACGCTAAGAAGGGAACCAAGGTATCCTGATCCGCTTGCTGCTGATCACGTTCATCCCGGTGAGTGGCTGTATGACGGGTTACGTGAAAGACACTGAGCGCGGTGTCTGGCCAGCAGCGTACGACGACAGATATTATGTGGCCGGTTGGAAAGAGAAATTCATCGTCAAGCCCGGTCCGACAGTTTGGAAGGAGAATGGACAATGACCGACGCACAGAAGTCCGCCATGCGCGCCACGCTCGACACAGTTCTTGAGCAGACGATTTCGAGCTACCATGGCTTCATGGAGAGCACAGTGCACGCCAAGGCCGAGGCTTTGCTCGACGAGACTTTCCGCAGCAATTTGATCGAGAACATGGCGGCGGCTGCCGACGCGGCAGCGACTTCATGAAGTGGTTCTTGCTTCTGGCGCTCACCCTGTCTGCTTGTAGTGGACCGTGCCCGGCTGGCCTGACGCGAGACTGGGCGGGCATGTGCTCGAACCGTGGGGGGATGTAGATGCCACACGGTCGCGGCTATGGCTGCATCCCCGACTTGCCGGACGTGCGCGATCACAAGTTCGCCGCCGCTGCACCTGCGCCTGATTTTGTCGTGCCGGACGCGCACGATCTCACGTCGATCTTCCCGCCGGTGATGGATCAGGGGCCGTACGGCTATTGCACTGGCTTCGGCTCGACAGAAGCATACCGCTACAACTTGCTCAATACTGACCGGCCCGACGTACCCTTGTCGATCGCGCAGCTTATGTGGGACAGCGGCGTTCTCGAAGGCGACACGTCCGACAACGGGCGCCAGATCCGCGACGTGGTGAAGTGTCTGGCGACTAAGGGTGTCGCCCGAGAAGAGTTATGGCCTTACGACAAGGCGGGGCAGCAGCCACCACTCGAAGTGTACGCCGATGCGCCTAATCAGATGGCGCTCGAATATGCTCGTGTCGACGTGAGCCGCGCTGCGATCAACACTGCCATTTACATGGGTCACCCGATCATCATCGGGGTTGACGTGTTCACTGGCTTCGAGAGTGACGAAGCAGCGCAAACGGGCATCATCCCGATGCCGTCGTTTGGGCAAACGCCAGTCGGTGGTCATTGCATTCTGCTTGGCGCCTACGATCCGCAGTGGGACATTTTCATGAATAGCTGGGATACGTGGTGGGGTCTGTCCGAGAAAAAGGGCTATGGCAAATTCCCACGTGGCTACCTCGAAAAGTACGGCTCAGACTTCTGGACGATTTTCATCGGTAAATAAGGGAGATCATCATGCTCAAGCGAATTGCGGTGCTAGTTGCGTGCGTTGGGTTGTTGAACGGCTGCCAAGCCCTACAGTCTCTGGGCGTGAGCCCGGCGACCATCACGGCGATCCAGCAGGCTGCGGTGTCGGTGTGCGGCTTTCTGCCGACCGTCGAGACTGTCATTGGCATCGTTTCGGGCGGCATGTCGGCGGTGCCGGGTCAAGTCGCCAACGCGATCTGCGCAGCCGTGGCTGCCAATCAGGCGCCAGCCGGTGTCACTGTTGGTCGCGTTGGTGCTACTGCGCCATTGTCGGCCTTCGTCGGCAATACGCAGGTGAAGGGCGTCTTCGTTCGCTAGTGCGACGAACGGCTCTCCTATAAGGTAACCTCTGGAGGTAAAATCATGACTGACCAACCGAACAATCCACAACCGCCTTCGACGCCCGGTGAAGCGCCGCCCGTACAGCCGCCCGTACAGCCGCCGGCGGGTCCGCCGACTGAGACGCCCGGTGAAGCGCCGGGAGGGACACTACCTGCGGAACCGGAGAAGCCGATTGGTGCGATCGCCGATCCGGTCCAGTCGAGCGGCTTGCTCAAGACACCTACACCCGAAGAGCTTGCGGCGTTTCCTCCGCCGCTTCCTCCCGTGTCGAGCGATCCTGCGAATGTTCCTGCGGGTGTGCATGCGTTTGCGCCGGGTGGTGTCTTCCCGCTGGCGTCAGCCGAGCAGATGCAGCGGCCTCAGCCGACGTTCATCGAAGATCGGCCGCCACCCCCGCGGGCGCCCAAGACCTTCGCTGAGCTGCCAGAGAAGACCCAGCACGAAGTACGGGCCGGCTGGGAGCGTTCACATCCCGGCCAAACTTTCGATGCGAGCACATGGGTCGAGCCCCACATCCGCTCTGCCCGTGAAAAACTCGGCGAGGTCGCGATGGGCCATGCAGCCACGAAGCCGGTGCATGATCGCTTCGACGGCGACTTAAAGCCGCCTCCGGTCAATGAGAAGACCAGAGCGGAGATGGAGGCTGGCCGGCTGGCCGTTGAGCGTCGCAACATGGACAGCAACAAGGTGAAGGCCGCAGTGGCTGAAGCCAATGCCAGCCGCCTCGCTGAAGGTGATCAGCCCCGGTCAGACGACATGGGCTACAACGCCGGTCGCCGGTAAGCTCGACGTAACCTCTGGAGGTAACATATGGCCGCCGAAAAGCTGCAAGCCTTCGGCGGCATGATCCCGGCAATCGACCCCCGTCTGTTGCCGGTGGATGCCGCAGCAGACAGTCAGAACGTCTGGTATTACAACGGGACCATTCAAGGGCTCGTGTTGGGGAAAAGCGTCTACACGATCGCCGATCCCGGTGTGACGAACAGCATATTTCGCATCCCCAAGATCCTCGGCGAGTTTGGGAACTTTCCGAACAGTTGGTGGTTGGAATTCCCTCAAAGCAACATCTCGGTCATCAAGTCGCCGGTCGCTGAAAGCGCAGATCCGGCGATCTACTTTGCTTCAGACAGCTCGCCGCCCGGCTACAATACGCAGTCTCGAATTGCCGCGGCTCAGCCGAATTTGATCCTTGGTATCCCTGCACCGGAAGTAGCGCCCACTGTGGTGCCGGCGGGCGGTGTGTCGACGGTGATGGAGACGCGTGCTTACGTCTACACGTGGCTTTCAGCGTTCTTCGAGGAAGGGCCGCCTAGCCCGCCAACTGTCGTCACTGGAAAGATCGACGACACGTGGGCGATTGGCATGACGGCGCCGACTGTCGGCGACACGACCAATCGCGTGCTGACTTACACGAACATCTATCGCACGGTGACATCGAGCGCGGGTGTGGCGACGTACTATTTCGTGGCGCAGCTCCCGATTGCGACACTTGCCTATAACGACACGCTTGCTGACAGCTCGATCACTTCGGCTGGTGTGTTGGAGAGCACCAACTATCTTGCGCCGCCCGCCGGGTTGCAGGGTCTCACGCCGATGGCGAACGGCATGGTCGCCGGCTGGCTCAACAATGAGATTTGGTTTTGCGAGCCTTACAAGCCACATGCATGGCCACCGCAGTATCAGGTTTCGATCGAGTACCCGATCGTCGTCATGGCAGGCGTCGGACAGTCGTTGATTGTTGGCACTGATGGCTATCCCTATTTCGGTACTGGCGTTGCGCCCGATCAATTTGTGCTGGGACGTATTCCCGCGCCCGAGCCTTGCCTGTCACGCGGCTCAATGGTGGTGACGGAGTTCGGCGCTTACTACGCATCGCCCAACGGTCTTGTGTTTTTGAGTGCTGCCGGTGTTGCTGCGAATGTGACGCGCAATACGATCTCGAAACAAGCGTGGCAGTCGTTGCTCAACTTGGTCGAGCTGCGTGCAGCATTGCTCAATGGTGCGTACTTTGTTTACTGCGGTGTGACAGCGGCGGCGTTCGAGCCGACAGCGTTTGAGCCGACTGCCTTTCAACTAGCAAGCGGCGTCGGTACTCGCACCGGCTTGCTGATTGAGTTCCAACAGCCCAACGTGGGTGTTACACGCCTGTTGTCGCCGTCGACCATTCGCAACGTCTTCACTGATCCATGGACAAGCGAAGTGTTGTTGGTCGGTGACACAGCCGTCTCTTGGATGGATCTCACGTCGCCGTCACAGCAGACTTATACATGGACGTCGAAGATCTTCACGTTGCCTTATCCTACGAACCTCGGCGCAGCGAAGTTTACCTATGACCCTCCGCCTGATGGTTCGCCGGCGTCAAGTCAGCTTTCAGTATACGCTTGGAACAACGGGCAACCGCCATTCCTCTGGCTGCAGCGGGCGCTGCCCGCCAGCAACCAAGTCTTTCGCTTGCCTTCAGGCTTCAAAGCTGACGCTTACCAGTTCCAATTGAGCGGCAACCTCGTGGTCAAGTCGTTCCAGTTCGGCGACACCGTGAAGGCGCTTCAAGGTGTCTAAAGCACCGCTAACTTTTTCGTCGCTGCCGGCTGACGTTAACGACCTGCAGGGTGTGCTGGCTTGGGTTAAAGCAGCGACTGCGACACTAAACACGCTGATCAGTCCGACGAGTGAGCGTGGCGGCGCCCCGGCGATTTTTATTGTCGACACGACAGCAGATCCACAGTCGGTTCCTGATGGTGTCCACGACGGTGATTTGTTGTTCGTGATACCGACACTTCCGACCGGTGGCGTCACGATGTCGATTTGGCGACGGTCTGCAGCGCAGTCCGATGTGGCTGGAAAAACGATGCAAGGGCAGTGGGTGCTGCTGACGATGCCGGGTGTGTTCGTGCACAAAGTTGTGGGCATGGTGCCGATCACGGTGGGTGCGTCGCCGTTCACTTACACCGCTGGCGCTACTCCCGAGCAGGTGTTCGTTTCAGGCGGCGTGGTGACAGACATTTCGATCAGCGGCGTGTCGACTGGGCTCATGTCGGGCAGCTTCTCGCTTGCAGCCAAGCAGTCGATCGTCGTCACCTACACTGGCGCGCCAACGATGGTCTCCAATGGATTTTGACTTTGGCGGCATCGAGCTGGACAACGAAGAGCACGGCGAGCTGATCGGCCAGATGGCGCCGTGTCCCTACAATTCTAGGTTCGACCACGTGATCAGCCGCTCGATCGACGGGAAGTTTGCTGGCGGTGTGGTCTATCAGGACTACCTTGAAAATGGCTCGATCGGGATGCATGCTGCCGCGGCCGACCCCCGGTGGTGGAGCAAGCATCTGGCGTGGGCAGTTTTTGCCTACCCCTTCAGGCTCCTGAAGGTGCGCGTCTGCCTAATCGTCGTACTGGCTTCCAACAAAAGGTGCCTGAGGTTCGTCCGGGGCATTGGCTTTCAGGACGAACATTCGATCCCAGATGCAGCACCGGGGGGTGGAATTGTGCTACTATCCATGCGATTGTCACAGTGCCGATACCTGCAGGGGCCGGCGCCCAAAGGCTTTTTAGCGGGGGCAGTACATGAGTAAAGGCGGCACGAGCGCGCCCAATGCGCCGGACTATTCCAGCCTCATCAGTGCGGCCACGCAGCAGATGAACCAGTTCAGTGGGCTGGGCGCTCAGTCGACCCAATTCGCGCAGAACAATTATAACGCCAACCTGCCCGTTTATCAGGGCGTTGCTGGCACTGACACCGCCAATGCTGGGACGTCGAGCAGTCTCGCCGGCACGCAGGCTGCCCAATACCAGCAGCTCTATGCGCCGATCGCGCAGCAATTTACCGGCGCCGTCCAGCAGTACAGCAGTCCCGACGAGATGGCTCGCGCCCGCGGGCAGGCCATGGCGACCGTCAGCGATCAGTACGAGCAGGCGGGCGACGCCGCCAAGCGATCGCTGGAGAGCTTCGGGGTCGACCCGAGTTCTGCCCGGTTCGGTGGCCTCGATGTCGGCTTCCGCACGTCCAAGGCGGCGGCTGAGGCGGCTGCCGGTACACAGTCGGATGTGACGCGCGAGGCGACGGGTCTCGGGCTCGAAGCGACAGCGCTCAACCTTGGCAACCAGACAGCGTCGGGCGCCAACCAGTCGGTCAACACTGCCACGGGAGCTGGAGCGGGCACCACGGCCGCCACGACCAGCAGTTACTCGCCCTACGCCGGTGCGCTCGGCAACCCGCTGGGCTACTACGGTCTCTCGCAGAACGCGTTGGGCTTGCAGGGCAGCTTCACCAATCAGGGTTTCCAAAACTCGCTTCAGCAATTTGGCGCGGATCAAAATGCTTCGAGCGGCATTGGCAGCTTGCTGGGAGCTGGAGCGGGGATCGCTGCGCTGGCGTTGATGGCGAAGGGTGGCAAAGTGCCGAGCCCGAACGAGATCAATCCTCAGGCAGCGCGCCAGTCGATCCCGACCCCTCAACGGCCGATGTCTTTCCCGCGTGGGCTTCATCGCGGCAGCAACATCCCGCTCACGATGAAGTTCGATGGCGGGGGTGCCGTGCCTCTGGCTGGGCAGCAGGTGCCGGCAAGCATGTCACCTTCGGGAGGCGCAGTGACCGACGACATTCCTGCACAGGTGGGACAGTCGCCCAACGGACCTGCAGCGCCCGGCCCTCAGGCTCGTATCAACGCAGGCGAGTTCATTTTCGACAAGCCATCGACCGAGTATTACGGCTCCAAGCATTTACACGGTCTGATGTCCAAGGCGCACAAAGCAATGGGTATTGGCGAGCACGCCCCCGGCGGGGGTGGCGCTCCTAGCCATGGCGCCGTCAACACGCGTGCACTCGGCATGGCAGGACACGCTCCTTCGGCTCCTCGTGTGGATACGACTGCTGGAAGGCATGCGATGCCACAGGCGGCTTTCAATGCCACAGGCCGAGTGCACCCCGCTACGCCGCAACCACAGCCGCCACGTTTCGCGCAGCATTACGCCGGAGGCGGCGCTGTTCAGCTCCCGTATCAGCGCCTCACTCCCGGTGCTGGCGGTGGCGCAGGCCGCGGTCCGGCGATTAATCTTGGTGGTCATCGGCCGCCGCGCCCGACTGGCGCTGGCGTGCTTGGGTCATCTTCGGGCGCAGTGCGCTCGCCTGTTCCGGGGGTGTGAAGATGTCGCTCAATCGTGAGCTGCAAAATTTTCTCGGTGCGTTCGGCGGCACGATGAACATCGCCGGTAACTTCGCGCGTATCAAGAGCTACAAGGACGCTCGACGTGCCAAGAACGATCCGACGAACCCGGCGACCCAAGCTGGTCAGTGGGCGAACGCGCAGGCCGCTGCGCCTGCGGCGCCAGCCGTTCCCGGTGTCTCGGGAGGCAACCCGGTGCAGCCGGTGCCAATGTCGTTTTCACCGGGATCTGCTGTGGGCGGTGGCGGCCAGTTCGATCCGGCTGTGTCGGATGTCGACCCGAGCGATCAGGTGACATCGGATGTTGCTGGCGGCGATGATAGCTATGCTGGCGGTGGTGACGTCGAGTTGCCGGCTTATGTCGATCCGGCTCAATCGGAGCAGATGCCTCCGTTCGATCCGAACGCGCCATCGCGTGAGCCACCGATCCCGCTGCCTCCGCAAAGGCCGGCACCGACCGGCAGCGCCGTCGATACCTCTGCAGGTAACCCTCTTAAAGCCCACGACGACCAAACCCGCACCGCGGCTTTCGATCCCAGTGTAGAGGGACCGCCGGCCACTGGCGCGGTGCCAGCGGCGGGCATGGCAGCGCCAGCCCCCGCTGTGCCAACCCAGCAGACACCGGCGAGCGCCATGACAGGCGCACCGAGCGACAAGGGTCTTTCGACTAACAACGCCCGTTCGGATCTGGAGAACGCGCTGCATGGCGCCATGACGTTCGCACAGGATACGTTCCATCTCAGGGACGCCAACGATCCACACCATGAAGGCGGCAAACAGGCGCTGTTTTCGGGTGTTGGTGCTGCGAGCCCCGATGTCGTGAAGCAGATGGATCAGAAAGTTAATGCCAATGTCCCGGCCGACCCGCAGCTCTATGCGGTGCGTCGTCTCGAAGCGATTTATCGCTGGTACTCGATGAACGGCAAGACGGCCGAAGCCAACAAGGCGGCGTTCGAGCTGGTGCAGTTCACCGCCGGCGTGGCAGCTCAATGGGGCGATCGCGCTGCCAAGCAGATGCAGGCGGGCGACGTGCCGGGCGCAATCAAGTCCGTGCAGGAGGGATACAACTACATTCCCGATGGCCGCCACATGCAGGTGCAGGGGAACACGGCGACGATCGTCGACAGCCGCACCGGCCAGCCTATCCAGCAGTTCCAGTTCTCGCCCCAACAGGTGTTCGGCGCTGCGATGGGTCTCAGTAACCGTTCGCTCTACTGGCAGGTGCTGGCGCAGCGTGCGAGTGCTGGAGGCACCAAGGCGAGCAACCGGACCGACAGCCAGCAGGATCTCGATCGCGCCCGAGCCGAGAATGTCCGTGCTCGCACGGCGAAGCTCAAGGCTGGTCCCGCTGCAGGTGGCGGCCATAGTGCTGTGTTCACCGACCTTGTGAACAAGATCAACGCGGAGGAACCGGACGCGGGAAACGCCACAGGCCCAAAAGGTAGCCCGCCGCCACTTCCGGCGGCGCCCGCAGGCAGCAGCGACGGAGCTGATGGCGGTGAACCCGAAGGACAGCCCGGCACGGCATCTGGCGAGGCGACGGCTGATCTCGACACGGCTGACCAGCCTGTTACCTCTGCAGGTCCGAGCCTGACGCCTGCGCCTCAGAGCGTGTTGCGTACGCAACCTCCGGCTGCTAACCAAGGCACACCCGCGCCAGCCGATGCTGACTACAAGGCATGGCTTCAGAAGAACAACCTGCGCGAAAGTCCTGACTACGACATGAAGGGCGCTTTCACCGCGGGTGAGCAACCCGATGAGCGCGGCCACATGACCGATCGCTTCAAGAAACCGACACATCCGACGTTCAGCGATGAGAGCATCTATGCTGACGATAAGAACAAGGGCGGCCACTGGGCGCAGACCGGCGATGGAAAGTGGAGCTTCGCGCCCGGCCCGGCCAACCTGAAGAACGGTGGCATCGAGCGCGTGCGCGCGTACCTGAAGGAGAACGATCCTGATGTGACATTGCTGGCGCCGACTGGCGGCAAAGATCAGGCGCCTGAGCGTATACCGGCGAGTGGTGACCATCCCGGCTTTGAGCCGCATTACGAGACGCCCGATCGCGTGCCCGACATCAAGATCGCTCACGACGGTGAGAAGTACGTGCCGGGCTCCGATGTTACCCCTGCAGGTCAATTCACCGAAGAAGCGCCCAAGCCGAACCCGTATCGCAAGTACGAAGCTGACGCTGCCAAGGTGCCGGGCAAGGAGGGCGTGGCGCTGCGCCAGCTCATTCAGAAGAAAGCGTCGGCTTACGACGCCAGTGTCAAGACATACACTGCGCGCAAGAAGGCGTTTGATCAGGGCGAAAAACAGCGCGTCGCCGGCGAAACGAAGGCAGCCGGTGCAGATCTCAAGAAGGCGATGAGCGCTTACGATCAGAGCTTCAAGCCGCACGAGCTGGAGAAAGCCGAGAAAGACGTCGGTGACGCGTGGGACGAGGCAGCTAAGAAAGCTATCTACCCCGCGGGTCAGAGCTTCGATGATCCGGGCAGCTCCGATGCGAAGGCGGCTGCAGCGGCCAATAAGCCCAATTTCGATGCTTCGATTTTCGGCGACAAGACAGTGAGCGCGCAGAAGCTCAAGAGCGTGGCGACGTCGCTCTTGACCTCGAACCCGAATATGACGCCCGAGAAGGCCGTGCGCCTCGTCTATCAGCTCTCGGCGATTGATCCGCAGGATGCAACGAAGCGTACTTACAAGCCTGTCGGGACCGACGTGACGGCCAGCAAAAATGTCGTTGTGGCACCTGCCGAGGGCGGGCCGCATAAATTCGCCCCCGTTCATATTCGCCCCGACGCCTACGCGGATCTGACGGGCATCGTGCAGCAGCGCCTGAAGGCGGCTGCATCTCGGGGTAAGCAAGCGGCTGAGACGGCGACGACGGAGCCGGGTGACAAAGACATGCCGCTAACGGATCGGTTGGGCAGCGCGTCTGGTCGTGTTGTCCAACAAGCTGGCAAGGTGGCGGCGGAGACGCCTTCCTACATTGCAGGTAACACGCCTCGTGGTGGCCTCACAGGGGATGTGCTTCGCATCGGCAAAAACGTCGGCAAGGCTGCGGTCTTGGCACCTATTCGTGTAGGTCAAGCAGCGCGTGACTACGCCGAGCGCACGATTAAGGGGGCTGTCGATACTGGGCAGGCGTTCCACCCCGAAGACACGCTGAGGCCCTGATGGCGTTTGAACCCGACCTTTTAAGCGATCAGGCGCCCGAGCCGCCTCCGCCCGGACCCGCATCTGGTTCGACGGTAGGCGACGCGGCCAAGACGCTGATGAGCGGCGTCACGCGGCAGACTGCAGCGGGTGTCGGCCTTCTTGGCGACTTGGCGGAGACGCCACAAGAAGACCGCCATCTTCAGACGTTGCTCAATACCGGCGCCGACATCATCGAGAACGCCATCTCGCCAAAGTCTAAAGCCGTGGCGGCTGCCGACATCACGACCCCCGAAGGTCGCGATCTCATCGCCAAGAACCCTGTGCGCTATGCGGCGCAGACTGCAGCTAACATCGCTCCTTCGATCTTGGCGGCCATGGCGTTGCCGGAGGGCTGGGCCGGTGTGGCTGCCGGTTCGACGTTCTTCGGCGCGCAGGGCGTGGCCAACCAGCTCAACGACACCCAGCGTCAGCTCGAAGGCATGAGCGATCGGGAGCTGCAGGAGAAGGTGCCTCTCTACAAAGCCTATCGCGAGGATCACGACGAGAAAGGTGCACGGCAGGCGCTCTACGCTGCCCAGAACGATGCACGCTCGCTCTTGATGACGGGCGGCGCGAATGCATTGGCCGGCGGCGTACTGGGTCATCTCGTGAAGGGACAGGCTGCCCAGAGCTTCATGAAGTCGTTAGTCGGTGGTGCCGGCGAAGGCGCGCTTAGTATGGGCATCATGGGCGCGGGCTCCGAAGCTGGGCGCCAGATGGGAACCAATGTTACAGGAGAAGCAGGCGATGTCACGGACCCGGAACAGGTGGCCGTCGCGGGGCTCAATTCTGCTGCACTTGGTCTTACTATTGGTGCTGTTGCTGGCGCTACCCGAGGCGCTAAGTTACCTAAGAAGGTAACACCCAAGATCGACAAGGACGTGACGACGGGACGTACCGTCGTGGCTCCCGGTCCCGACCCTGCGCAGGGCGCGGCGATTGCTGCTGAAGGGCAGCCTGCCGACAAGGGCGTGACGCCCCCTGCAGAGCCGGCTCCCGCCACACCTGCGCCGGGTACACCCGCTCCGGGTACACTGGCTGATCAGATCGCGAAGGAAGAGCAAGCGCGCCAACAGCCCCCCGCGCAGTCTCCCACACCCGATGTTCCTCAGGCCGGCATCGTCCCCCCTGACACACTGCCGGTCGCTGACGAAGGGGCGCAGCCCCCAACTGCGCAGCCTACGGCTCCGGTGGCGCCAGCGCCCACTAGCCCACAGAGGATCACGCCGGAGCCACCTATACCTCTTCCTCCGACCGACAGGACGAACTTGCCGCCGCGGCCGAAGGCGCCGGTCGAGCGCACGGCTGTGCCGCTGGAAGAGCCCGTGGAGACGATTGAGCCGGTATCGAAGGCCGAGGCTGAAGCGCTGGTCGCTGACCTTGCTAAAAAAGAACCGGCCCCAGCTCCAGTGAAGGAGCCAGAGCCGGCGGTTGCAGCCCAGACGGAGCCTAGAGAAGCTCCGACAGAAGTATCAGCTCCGATCGAAGACCTCAACCGCGCTGTTAAAGAGGCCGAGCCTGAGCCCAAGCCAGACGAGGTTCAACCAGCCGAGTTCGTCGGTAAGACGGACGAAGGCAAGAGCGTCTTCCGAGTAAAGAACGAGCTGGGTGAGCTGATCGCCGCTGCCAAGGAGAAAGAGACCAAAGACGTCAACGCTCGTGCGGCCGATGCCGAGCGCAAGCGGCAGGCGCGTCAGAGCCGCACGGGGGATGCCGAGGCGAAGGCCGAGCAGGCGGTGAAGTCACAGCATCCGACTGATGCCGAAGAGCTGCAAGACCACTTCGCGATCGAGCAGAACGCACTCGGCAAGCCATCGCCCGGCCGCGAGAGTGCACGTGAGATCCTGAAGGGACGCGTTGCCGAGACGGTGGCGGCTGCCGAGAACGCCGGCGTCCGCATCCCTGAGCGCACGCCCCATTCACAGGAGACGGCCGAGCGCGGCATCAAGAACCCGACGCCTTACCTCAGTCGTCTGATCGAGCTGAAGAAGTTCCTGACCTTGGAGAAGATCGCCCGCAACACGCTGAAGGGTGACCCGGCGAAGCTGGAGGACAAGCTCAGCCAGCTCTACACCGAACACGTCAAGGCCGAGCGCCTGATCCGTGCCGGCGACCTTGAAGGGGCTGCCGAGCGTCGGCTCGAAGCGAACGAGGCCCGCAACGCACGGCATAAGGCTGCGGCTGAGAAGTCGCGCTCGATCGAGGAGCAGGCAGAGCTGGATAAGCTGATCACTGATCAGAGTGAAGAGACCGACATCCGCGCCAAGGAAGACCACTACGCTGTTGAGAGCAAGGAAGGTGTTCGTCATTCGACTGTTGGGCCTGAGCTGACACATCTCGCTGATGAGATGCACCCCGACAGATTTGACACACCCAAGATCAAAGCGACGGCGCGTCTCATGCAAACCTTCGTGCAAAAGGTCGCGCGCACGGTCGGTGAGACGCCTGTGCACTTCGTCGCCGACACCGCGAAGAAGGCTGAGCTGAACCTTGGCACCGAAGGGCGCCGTGGGTTTTTCCAGTTCCTGCGTGGCGCCGCCACCAAGGAAGGACTGCGCGGCGAGATCTTCATCGACAATGATGTCGCGCACGAGAAGATTGGCCCGCAAGTGATCCTGCACGAAGCGGTTCATGCTGCTACGACGCATGCGATCCGCGCCAACCCAAAGCTGCGCTATAATCTCAATGCCGTGAAGGCCGAGGCAATCAACGCTTGGTTCAAGAAGGCGCGTGCTGCTGAGCCGCGGCCGAGCTGGACTGAGATCATGACCAACGAAGGTGGTCAGCACTATCTCTATGGTTTCAAGAACGAAGAAGAATTCATGGCTGAAGCGTTGGCCGACCCCCGGCTGCGCCGACTGTTGGTCGAGACGCCAGCGTCGCCTGCGCTGGTAGCACGCCTCGGCCTCGATCGTGGCAACTCGCTTTGGCGATCGCTGGTTGCTGCCGTATCGCGTGCTTTGGGGCTGGGCGAGAAGCATTACGCTTTGATGGACGCTGTATTACATCTGGGCGACGAGGCGATGACCCATACGCCGGAAAGTCACTCGATGATCGGCATCGCTGACATGCGTACCGGATTGAACACTAAACATATCGCCGAAGCGGAGATCCGTTGGTCCGCTGGCGAACGGACAGCCGAGGATTTGAAGCGTAAGATCGAAGAAGCTCCCCACCTGACTGCTGCATTCCGGTCTCGCCTGCGCGACGTCGGTCTGCACCTCGGCACCACACATCAGGTCGCGCAGATGGGAGAGGGACTTTTTGGACCCGACAGCCCCGCGATGCGGCTCTGGACATTGGCGAAGAAGATGTCACATGGCCGTGACCTTCGCATTGACCAGTCTGGTGCTCGCGACCTCATCCAGCGCGTCGCCGACCTCAGTCGGGCGAACGGGCCTGATCGAATGGCAGAGTTCGGGGAATTCCTGCGTGACGAGACTATGGCAGGTGTTTACGCCGATCGAGCGCTCAAAGGACAGCGAGGTGTTACCTCCCAAGGTAAAGCTCAACATGGAGATCTTGAGCGTCGTTATAACCTGCTGTCGAAAGACGAGCGAGAACTTCGCACCGCGCTGCATGATTATTTTCGAGAACAGCAGAACGAAGCCGCTCTCGCTACCCTGAAGGCGATCGTCCGTGCCGTGAACCCCAACGGCGAAGCAGACGACGCGCTGGCGGCGAAGATCCATAGTAATACGCTGAGCGACGCCGAGAAAGCCGTGCTCGATCGCCACCACGTGTTCCGCTCGATCCGCAACGCCCGAGCGCTGAGCCGTGTCGAAGGGCCTTATGTCCCTCTGACACGTATCGGCGAGCACGTGGTCAGCGGCACTTACGACGTGCCAGCCCCTAAAGGTGCTACGCGGCTCGATGAAGAGGGCAAGCAGGATGCCAAGGGCAACGTCTATCAGTTCGACACGAAGGCGGAGGCTGATCGCTTTGCGGGATCAAGTCCTGTCAAAGTTACGCGCGAACAGCGGGTTTACCTTGACCCCGCAACAGGCGAGAGATTTGCTGTTGATCCTGCGACTGGGGAAAAAGTTAAACTCACCAAGCACGACTGGGCGGCCAATACCGCCGATGAAAAATTCCGTGTGACGCTACAGCCCAAGCATCTGGAATTCTTCGAGCGCGAAGCGCAGGCCCGGCGCCGGCATGCCGAGCTGGCTGCGCACGACTTCGCCAAGGAAGGCGTGGGCTTCGAGCTGGACGGTGTGGCACCTCGACGCTACGAGCCGACTGGCCCCAACGCCACGTTCCTCAGCCATGAATGGTCGCGCGCACTGAATAGCCTGCGTCAACGCGGGGGCTTCCAAGCGCTCGATGCTAACGCCCGGCGCGAGCTGGAGGCGCATCTTGCTGAGCTGTCGTTGGCGTCGCTAGGCTCGACGCGTGCCCAGAGTAAGCGCCTGCCGCGCAAGTTCGTGAAAGGCGCCTCGGAAGACATCCAGAAGGGGCTCACGCAGTACGCCGGCTCGATGGCGGGGTTCCTGTCGCGGCAGGAACACATGCCCGAGATCGACCGGGTGATGAAGCAGATGGTCGACTATCAGGACCAGCACGCACACGAGGGCACGAGCCAGACTTACCCGCGCGGGCAAATCCTGAAGGAACTGCAGCAGAGGATCTTCCGCGACGGTGAGCCCGAGCGCAAAAGCCTGTTTAACACGATCAGCAGTCGGCTCCTGCAGATGTCGCAGCTCGACAAGTTGGCGAGCCCGGCGTTCCACGTCATCAACTCGATGGAGCCGTGGACGACCACGATGCCGATCCTCGCCGGTAAGCATGGCTTCGGCCGCGCGATCGCGTCGCTGCATCAAGCCTATGCCGACATCGGAGCGCCGACGATCGTCGGTAAGGGCTTCAAGGATACTACCCGTGCGCTGCGTGCCAGCACAGGTCTCACCGACTACGTCTCGACGTTATCCGATCGTGTCAAAGGCAAAGCGGACGGCAAGGAGCTGGTGGCGCTGCTGAAAGAGGCGCATGAAACTGGCGTCATCAGCAAGGACGCCGGCATGGAGATTGGCCGCATGTACCAGCCCGAGGGCAACCTCTTGGGACGTGGGCTGGATCGAGCTGACCTCATGGCCCGCCAGATGGGCACGGCGATCGAGAGTATCAACCGCGGTGTCTCGCTGATCGCCAAGTACCGGCTGGAGCGTGCCGATGGCGCCACCCACGAACAGGCGATGCGCTCGGCGATCGACACGACCGTCAACACGATGGGCGACTATTCCAAGGTCAACGCACCGCCGGTGTTCAATCATCCGGTCGGTCGGTTGGCGCTGCAGTTCAAGAAGTTCGGTCAGAAGACGTATTACCTGCTGGGGAAGACAGCGTATGCGGCACTCAGGGGCGACACCGACGCGATGAAGGCGTTCGCCGGCCTGATGGCAACACACGGGCTGTTGGCCGGCGCACTCGGGTTACCTCTGGAGGCAGTCCATGCCGGCATGCTGGCCGCCCAGCTCACGGGCGCATCTCAGAACAACTACGGCGATTTCGAGCAGTGGGTTCGGGGTGTTGCTGCGCGCAATCTCGGAACTGGATGGGGAGAGATCGCAACGCGCGGAATTCCTCGGTACCTTGGCGTGGATGTCAGCAGCCGGTTCAGCTTGGCTGACCTCGTATTCCCACTCGGTGACCCTACCTCTCTCAAAACCAACGACTTACTGGCATACGCCGCAAAGGCTTTCGGAGGTGCTCCTGTCTCCCTGTTGGCCGAGTATCCCCACGGCGTTCAGGCGCTCATGTCGGGTGACTATGCAGAGGCAGCTCGCGTCCTCGTGCCGATCAAGGTGTTCGCCGACAGTATGACGGCCTACCAGCGCGCCAGTGTCGGCCGGCAGACAGCGTCGGGCCGCGAGAAGATGTCGCCGTACACGCCGAGCGAAGCCGTCATCCGTTCGATCGGCTTTGCGCCGCGGCGCGAGGCAGAGACGATGGAGGCATATGGTGCCCAGTTCGGCGACCAGCAGCGGCTGAAGCAGGACCGGACGAAGCTGACCAACGGCTGGGTGAACGCCAAGCCTGAGGAAAAAGCCACGGCGTGGCGCAATATCATGGAGTGGAACGCCCAGCAGCCGCCGGCTGCGAAGATCACGATGGCGGAGGTCCAGCGATCGGCACTACGCCGACTGGTCGAGGCGAAGAACGAGCATGTCAAGGGTGGGCTCCGCACCACCAAGCGGGACGAGTTTGTCCGCCAACAGGCTCAGTATTACGACACGAGATAGGTAACCTCTGGAGGTAACATCATGGCTAAGAAAACGATGAAGGCATTCGAGCGCTCTGGCTTCGACAAGGAGAAGAAGGGCGAGAAGGAAGGCAGCGCTGCCGACAAGAAGCGCGACGCCAAGCAGTTCGCCAAGTTCAAGAAAGGCAGGTGACCATGGCGATGAAGCCGATCGGCCCGATCAAGAAGGGCGCGCTGCATGCGCAGGCCGGTATTCCCCAAGGGGAAAAGATCGGCAAGTCGCGGCTCGAAGCGATGAAGAACTCGGGCAACCCGAAGATGGCCAAGCGTGCCAACTTCGCGTTGAACATGGCCTACGAGAAGGGCGGCATCGTGCAGGGCGTGCCCTTCCACAAGAGCAAGGTGATCTGATGCCGAGTAGCACGCCCAAGCAGAAGCGCACCATGGCGGCGGCAGCCCATGATCCGGTGTTCGCCAAGAAGGTGGGCTTTCCGCAGAAGGTGGCACGCGACTTCAACCGGGCCGATACCCGAGGCTACGCCAAAGGCGGTGTAGTGTCGGGTGTCCCCCACTATGCTAAGATGCCTCGGCCGGGCCTCCCTCAGGGACGCTAGGACCGAATACGGAGGTTTTGATGGCCGAGAAAGACAAGAGCCTGCCCTTGAACGAGGGCCTGTCGAAGAAGCTGCAGGGCAAGCCGATGCCGCAGGCGGCGCAGGAGAAGAGCGCCTATGCGCCGCTTATCGGTGGTGACCCGAACGGGCGCGGGCTCACGACGGAGAAGTTCACCAAGCCGGGCGGAAACGTCAAAAGCTGATGCCTCGCTCTGGCCCTCATCACTACGGCCCCTATGAGCGCGCTCACCGAAAAGAGACCGACGAGCGCGTTCAGGCGCGTCGGTTCATGGAGCGCAAGCTGGGGAACATCCCGGCCGGCATAGACGTTGACCACAAGCTGAGTATTAAGGGTGGCGGCACGAATGCACCGTCGAACCTGAGGTTGCGTAGTGCTCACGCCAACAGGGGCGACAAGACATTCGGCCCCGATCGGAGCTAGTCATGTGCTTCTCAATTGGCTTCCTGTTCCAGCTCTTGATCTGGCTGGTCGTTGTCGGGGCGGTCTACGCGATTATCAAGTTGGCCGTGCCGTATGTGCTGGCCCAGTTCGGCAGCCCCGGCGGCTTGCTCGCGCAGGTGCTCAACATCGTCCTGTGGGCGGTGATGGTGGTTTTTGTGCTCTACCTGATCTGGGATCTGGTCGAGTGCCTGCTCGGCAGCGGTGGCCTCAGCCGGCCGCATTTGCGCTAGATCACCACTTTCCAGCGTTCTCGATGCGCCACTGACGCATCGCTTTTGCACAGTCACGCGCTTCCTGAAGTTGCGGACCGTCAGAACGGGGGCGCTTCTTCAGCTTGATCTCTCGCAGCCGCAGATCCGCCCACATCTCGATGAGGTCGGGCGCCATCGGATCGCGTGCCAGAAAAGTGAAACGCGGCTCGTTCGGCAGTGCCCTGTCGTAGCAATCGAACTGGCCGGGGTTCAGCTTGGTGCCCATTGTTACCTCCAAAGGTATGCGATCGAAGAAGCCTAGCGCCGTTGTCTTTGAAGTCTAATCGCAGTTGCAGGGCATAGATACCGTTATAGTTTTGGCGGTTCTCGGACGGTGTGGCCCAACGCAAATTACCACGACGCATATTCTGAGAGTTGCCATCCTCGTGATCGGCGATGATGTGACGGGGTGAGGGCGGTCGGCCATGTGCACGCAGGCATATCTGCTTGTGCAGAAAAATACTAACGCGGCGCCCTTCGTAGTGGCTGGACCTGCAGGCATAGATCTTCTTCCCGTTCTTGGAACGCTTGATCTGCCAGCGCCAGCGCGATGCCCACACGAAGTCGTCTTCATCGACGACGGCGAAATGCTCACCGCCTTCGCCCGAGAGCCACAGAGGCAGAAAGCCGACCTGCGAACACGCCGCGGTGTCGTCTTCCAGTCCCCATGGGATCTCGAAGGGCATCAGGCCAAACCTTCCTGCTTGGCCTTCCAATACGGGATCGTGATGTCGACCACGTCGCCAGCTTCTGGGCGTTTGTCCTCGCTCCTGATGCCGAGGATTGAGCGCGGCACCCAGAACGCATGGCCCTCATATTCAAATAAAACCGCATCTTCGGTGACAGTCTCTATCGTGATGTCGTCGATCTCTACAGGTTCCTCAGACATGTATTACCTCGCTAGGTAAAATTACGGGTCAAGAAGGCCGCTGAAACTCGCGTCGCCGTAATTCAGCTCGACGCAAACTTCAGAGGCACTCGTGCACGGCGTGCCGACGCCCAGCTTCATGCGCGCCGTGGTCGCGCCGAATTGCTCAGTGAGCTGCTTGTTGATGAGGGACGGTGTGAGCCCGCGCTCGGCCAGCCAGTCATCCCACGGCCCCTTGGCCATGCGGATCACCTTATCGTTTTCAGCGACGTGGATCTCGGTCGAGCGGATCTTGGTGGTATCACAGTTTGGTGCCAGCTTGATCATCATGCCCGAGGGCCTGCCGGCTTGCCGCCACATGGTGTCGGTGACTACCGTGTAGCCATGCCGGCGATCATTGAGATAGCGCGCTACGATGCCCAGCACGTTGGCGTCAACCTTCATGTCGACATGGGACATCGTGCGTTCCTGCCGCATGCCTTGGAACGTCTTCGACAGGAACTGCAGCAGTACGCTCAGGTCGATGTTGGTGAGGTTAAGCTCGTTGGCGTACTTCGCGCCCATCATCAGCGTGGCGAACAGCGCCAGCCAGAAGCGTTCGTCGGGCTGCACGTTGAAGTGCTTCTCCAGCTCGGTGCTATACAGCGCGACTTCCTTCGCACAGCGCTCGTGCTGCGTGCCGAGGAAGCCGGCGTAGATCAGCCCAGCCTGTCCGAAGTTCTCGTTGAGCGCCGCTATGATGTTGGAGGCTTCCGATGTTGAGATCTGCCCTACAGCCCCCGGCGGCACCTCGTACTCGAACACGCGGTAGAGACCTGCCGCGGTTGTCTTGGTCTGGGTCAAGATGTAGGCCAGTGTGCTCTCGTTGCTGGTCGAGCATAGCAGCGTCTGCCACGTGCCCGGATCACGATAGCTGGTGTCAGCCTGTAGCCGCGACTTTTCTTTGCCCAGTGAGAGCTGGAACGCGAGGTTGGAAAATTTCTGGGTATCTTCTTTGGTCTTCAGCTCGTCCCAATAGAGCGGCAAATTCTTAGTGTCGCCCATCTTTCGGAGTACGCTGTTTTGCGTGTCGCCGAGGCTCTGGACCGCTTTGATCGGCGAACCCCACACCGCCTGTGCCACCCGCAGCGCCGTCGACTTCCCGATCCCGCTCAGCATGCTGTACGTCGACAGCAGGACACCGCTCTGGCCGGTGAAGCGAATGAGGGGTGCAGCAAAGGCTGAAGCCAAAATAGCATCGAGCGCCGGGCGCTTCTGGTTGGTGATCAGCTTTGACGCGTCGACCCATGGCTGCAAATCTCCCATCGGAAGGTACTGCGAAGCGAGCACCGGATCAATGTTCGCTGCCGGACGTGGCACACCGGCGTTCCACAGGTAGCCTCCGTAGACGAAGCCTTCGAGCTTGCCACCTTTGGAGGCCCAGCCGAAGGCTTGGTTCTGGATCACGTTCGAGCGATCCGACCTCAGTTTGTCGATCCATGCCACGTAGAATTCTCCCAACCTGTCCAGCTCGTGCTTGTGCGGGATCATGCCCTGCCGGCCGAGCGTGCGTTTGAACTGCGCGCTGTCGTTGATTACCTCGAAAGGTAATCTGATCTGTGTGGTCACACCCTGCGACGTTGTCGTCGTGAAGTTGAGCGACGGCGGCGTCTGCTGCAGCCATGGCTTTTCATGGATGTAGTCCGTCAAGAGGTTGTAGGTTTGCTTGCCCGCGGGGTCCGTCTCAATGATGCAGATCCGCCCGAGCTGGTCGTAGGCGTAGATGCTTGGCAAAGGTGCCAGCGCTGCCACGGGTAGAGGTCCCCCGCCTGATCCGACAAGTCCAACGGCGCTGACAACATTAACGGCGGCCCCTGCAAGTCCGATCTGACCAGATGCTGCTGTAGTACCTGTAAAGGTCCCACCGACTTGGATAGGAGTGGCCGTGACGATCGCGGGAGCTGCTTGAAGTTGGCTGGTACTGCTCGTTCCCGATGGCGCTGTTTGTTGAGCGCTGCCACGCGCAAAATTAAGAGGGCTCCGGTCCAGTTGCCGGTGGGGACATGTAATGCATTCGGGCGCGCCATATGAGGCGATAGTGGAACACCGCGGCCATCCGAGATCTCGTTCGCGTCGAGAAGCCTGTTGCCGATCAAATAGTGCATGAGTTTCCTCGGGGGGACAGGTGGCACGATCCTTGGTCATTACCAAGGCCGCCTTGAGGGAGTTCTGGCAAAACAACGCGAGGTTCATCGTCTGCAGGCGGAGCGCGTTAGCGTTGTCCTTGCCGCCCGTGACGATCGTTCGGAAGATGAAGGGGCAGCCCAGCGCCACGTCCCTGATCGTAGGTAGCAGCGCCTCCATGCCGGCATCGAGCCCCGGCTGGATGGTGCCGTTGAAGATCTGCGAACGCGGTCCCAAACCGGCGCCGTTCACAGAACCGTTGATCGTGCCGTTGACGTAGGGCTTGGGCGCCTGCGTGTGCATCATGCCGACATACGGCGCCAGCACCAGCTCCAGCGCTGCAATGTCGTGGTCGATGCCTTTGTTACCTAAGAGGGTAACACGTTGCGGCGCAGCCTTGTTCTTGAAGTTGAACGTACCGGGCGGTCGGAGTAGGCGAACGCTATCAACGATGACTTGGGTGTCGCCGCGAAAGCCCTTCGCAATGAACGCAGCGCTGAGCGCAGCGCTCGTCTGCCGCCACCTGTCTGGAAGGATTGGCTCGAATAGGCACCAATGAGCATGGAAGCCTCCTGAACCTGAGAGCACGATGAAGGTCTGTCGGGGCAAACCCAACGCGTCACGGATACGGATAAATTCTTGGATCGCTTCAGCTTGCGTGGCGTAGCCGTGTGCCAGATCGTCGGGCTTCACATCGACGTCGATGAAGAAGCTCTTGTGGCGCAGCACGTTGGTTTGCTTGCGCACGGCCTTGAGATAGGGAAAGTTGCGCTTGGAGAGTTTCTGCTCGGCTTCGCGCTGTGCTGACATGCACATGTAGACATCAGTCTGAAGACTGTTGGCCCACTCGATCGCGCGGGCTGCCTCATCGACGTTGCGCGTCGCGCGGCCCGGCATAGCGATCTCCTGCTTGCCGTCTTTGCCCATCTTGGGCGTGCCGTCTTCGTTGGTGAGCCGCATCACACGATGGACGTTGATGAAGCTCGGCTCGGTGTCGCGTTCCTGCGGCCATGCGAACGCGCGAGCTAAAAACTCGCGCGTTTCGGACAACGCCGGAGAGACGACCGCTGTGAACAATTCCCGCCCCGCAACTGTTGGAGGAAGCGACGACGGACGCTCGCCCGCGCCCGCCGCCACGCCTCACGTTACACTAGAGCGCTTTCAGCAAAGTCTCGTCCAGATGAGCAAGTGCCGCGTCCTGCATCGGTGGGGGAGGAGAACCTGCCACTGCAGCCGCCGGCTGGGCGGGGGCTACAGCTAACGGTGCAGTGGCAGGGGCCGCCGCCGCGGGGAGGGCAGGGGAAGCGACGGCGGTTTCGGGAATGGGTGTCGGAGCCGGCGACGGTGAAGGCTGGGTGGTGCCCCTCTTGGCTCGTGACTTCTTGCCACCGCCCGCCGCTTTCCATGCAGCGAGGTCAGCGAAGTATTTTTGCAGGCCCGCTGGATCGCTTGACGCCAGCGCAGCCATCTCAGCCGGCTCCAGCTCACGGAACGCGACAGTAGGGGCCGGAGCCGGCGTGGGGACCACTGGCGCCACGACAGGTGCTGTTGCCGGTTGCGGCGGCTGACCAGCGACGATGCCCGGATTGTTGGCCGGTTGCTGTTGTGCGCGGAGGAACGGTGGGATCGTAAGATCCGACTGATCGACAGGCTGAGCGACAGGCTGAGCAACAGGCGGCGCTACCGCCCCGGCAGGCGCTGTCGCCCCGAACCCAGTGATCATCTTGCCGGGAACTGCCACAGGAACTGCGGGCGGCGCTGTTGGCGTTGGCATCGGTGGCGCTGCCTGAGGGGCAGGAGTGGCAGGAGCTACCTGCACGACAGGCATCGGCGGAGCCGCCGTTGTAGGGGCAGGCTGTGCGGGCTGAGCGACCTGAACAGCCTGAGCCGTAGCCTGTGGCGCCACGTAGACGGCCGGCTGCGGTGCACCTGCCGGCACAGCGGCTGGCTGAGTTGCAGCCTGTGCGCCCGCTGCTGGCAGTCCTCCGACGCCAGCGTCGCGTACTTGATCGACTGCCTCCTGCAGCATGCGGATCACGCGCGGATCGTTCTGCAGCTCCTTCACGAGTGTGGCCTCGCCGTCGCCTAACCCCTTGATCGGATAGAACGTCAGCTTGGGATAGGCTGCCTCGGGATCGAACTGCAGCCGCGTGCCGACCGAGTAGAACACATGACCTTGGTTCTGCAGGTAGGTGTTGTAGTTGCCCATGTTCTGGAGCGACGCCGGCGGGATACGCAACAGCAAGGGGCCGCCCAGCCGCTCGTTAGCCATGTCGTCGAGCGGCACCACGGCCAGCCGCTTGCTGTCTTGGCATGCCTTGCCTTTGGCGCCAGTATTGGCGTTGGCACGGCTACCCCAGATGTTTTTGGGGCATGTCGCGCACAGCTCGGCCTGCTTCTTGGGCGATGCTGGGTCGGGCGTCACACCGTTGGTCGAGAAGCAATCCGGCGCGTCGGTGTCGCCTTCCTGATAGGCGTCCTCGTAGAAAATCTTCGAGATCGCGGGCGACGCGCTCACGATCACGACGTCGCAGAACGGCTTGGGGCCGGGCGACGGCATGCCGGGACCGGGCGGGTCCATCATCAGGGCCAGCTCTTCGCCGCGGTACTTCACGCGGAACACCTTACCCCTGAAGGTAAGTATCCCGAACGATGGGCCGATACCGCCCATGATGGCGTTGGGGTCGACGCCGGTCGTGAGGACCTGCGACCGGGGAGCAAGCGCGGGGGCGCCTGCCAACTGCACTGCAAGGTTGGACATTGTCTCTCCTGTTAGCTCTGGCTGGGACGACGAACGCTGACGGTGTAGATCGCCGAGAACTTCACTCCCGGTGGGAGCTGTTGGTTTTTCTGGGCGTAGTCTTCGACGGCGTTCGCATTGGCGCGCACGTCGGCGAGATCCCACTCGCCCATGTTCTGGACGAAGGTGCGGAAGGCCAGTGGGTCTTCCAGTGTCGCTGAGTTCCGCTTGGTCAAGCTGATCGTGCCGCCTTCGGTACGCATGCTCATGGCGCCGGTGCGGCCAAGCTCGCCGGCGAAAATCGCATCGAGCTGGTTCTTGAGGTTCTTGTAGGGAGCAAGCTGCTCGTCGAACGCTTTGGTCAGCTCTGCGATCTTGTCACGGAGCTTGACGTATTTGGCGGTGAGTTCGCCGAGATTGTACTGAGGCGCCAGCGTTGCTTGCGGCTCAGCCGGAGGAACTGCTGTGCTGACTTGGTCAGTCATGATTAGTCCTTTCTAGGTAACACAACAATGTAGTGAATAGGTAACACAGTGTCAAGGGTTAATCTTCCCTGAACATGTCGAGTAGTTGTGCCTGCATGTTCTGTTGTCCAATTAGAAGATTGTAGACCCTGCGCTCGGCCGGTGTCGCTTGGATATGACCAAACAATTGTTTGCGCTTTTGACCAACGCGACGGATGCGCATGTTCGCCTGATCATAGATTTCGTTGCTCGTGATCGGCCCGAACCACAATACCGTGTCGGCTGCGGTGAGCGTGATGCCGTGCGCCATGCACTGCGGATGGGCGTCGAGCACACGAGGATGCAGCTCGTTCTGAAACTGATGAAAGATCTGACTGCGTTTACCCATAGGGGTATCGCCCGAGACGACGGCGCAACTGTATTTGAGGTCCTTGGTGATGAACTGTTCAATACCGGACAGGGCATGCTTGAAAGCCGAGAACACGATCACCTTGCCGGTAGCGCCTTCGATCAACTCGCCCAACAGTTTGAGCCGCGGCTTGTTATCGAGCTGGATCACGTTGCCGTCGCTGTCGTAGACCCAGCCCAACGACACCTGCAGGAGCTTGTTGAGGGCAGCGCCTGCGTTCACCGCAGTAATCGTCTGGTTGCCGACCATGGCGTACGCGTCTTTGCGCAGCGCCTCGTAGATGAATTTCTGTTTCGGTCCCAGATCGACATCGGGCCGGATCGAGACATAGGGAGGTAGCTCAGTCACGTCTTCCAGTTGGAAGCGCACGCTCGGCTGCAGCACGTTGAACGCCTGCTCGTTGGCGTCTTTGCGGGGCACCCAGATAAACTGGCTCACCCGGTACATGAGCTGCTCGCGGAAGCGGCCAAAGCGCATCGGCACCCGGTTGGGCGTGACGATTTTGGCTTGCCCATAGACGTCGGTAGGCTCGTGCGGCGTCGGCGCGCCAGTCATGCCCCACACCCATTCGATGTGCTGAGCATATTCCTGCATCCACTTGGAGCGATCAGTGGGATTGCGGTAGACAGCCAGTTCATCGAGCACAAGGTTGGTGATGTCCTTGCGCGTCTTCAGCGCCTCGGCGATCGTCAAGGGGCCGTCGTGGTTGATGATGTAGACGTCGGCGTCAGTCGCGAGCACCTTCAGGCGTTGGGCTTTGGTGCCATGGAGCACAGCGACTTTGAGGTGGGGGCAGAAATCGAAGAACTCGCGCATCCATGTGAACTTGAGCGTCGACAGTGGCGCCACGACCAGCATCTTCTTGGCGAGCCCTAACCTTCGCAGGTAATCGAACGCCCAGATTGCACAGGCCGTCTTGCCGACGCCCATGCCGGAGAGCACGTAAAAGCGTTTGTTCTCCGTCAGCCGTTCGACCGTCTGGATCTGAACTTCAAAAGGTGGCTTGCCGGGCGGGTGCGGAAAGTCGTAGTGCAGCCGCACCGGCGACTGCACCTCGAAGCCAAGATGGCGCAGCATCAGCGTGGCGCCGATGTCGTGCTTGATGACCCCAAACCCCGGCTCCGTCTCCTTGAAGTCGGGGAACAGGTTCAGCACGTCCGGCCGTGCCGGCACTCGCAGCAACGGCTCTTGCATGTGTTACCTCAGAGGGTTACTTGCGGCGCACGCTTTCCAGATCCAGCGCGACAGTGCACTGAGGCCGTCTTCGCTGCTCACGATGAAGACGGCACCGCCTGCCTCGAAGACTGCCTTGGCGATCAGACGCTGAGGACCCGTCAGCCACTCACCCGGCGCCTTCGTCTCGATGCGCAGCGCGAAGCCGTTGACCGTGCAGTTGTAGTCGAGGTCGCGCTTGCCGTAGCCGGTCTGCACCGGCATGAAGTAGTGCACCGGCATGTTGAGATCTTTGCTGCAGCGGGCGAAGAGCTTCTCGACTTCGCGTTTGACCTTACCTTCAGGGGTACTCATTCCAGCACGCACTTGTGCCGGACGGTCTTGCGCAACTCGGGATCGAGCATGTGCTTCCAATGCCGGGCTTCGAGGTCACACGCCTGCTGCGTGGGGAGGAAGCGAACGGTGACACGGCCCGGATCGTCAGGCGCTCCAAACAACAGATAGAGCGTGAAGGCGAGCAGGATCATCGGTCAGTTCTTTCCTGTTCAGTTTTCCATTTCGCTTCGAGCACTAGTAGAAGCGTCTTGGACTGCTCGGGCGTCAGCTCGAAGCGCTGTTCACCTTTCGGGGAAGTAGGAGAAGTAGTGAGAACTAATCCTCTAGCGAATGAACCGCCAACTGTGAGCTTCATCGGTTACCCTTCCCATGGTAGGGGCAGCTTGTGACAGGACAATGCTCGCGACAGAGCCCACTAGGCTTGGGCGGGAACGTCATCGTGCGCACGGCTTCCTTGTACGTCTCCAGCTCGGGCCACAGCCCCGCCCAGAACGTCGGCATGTCGCTACGTTTGAGCGTGAGGTCTGTCGTGGCGTTGTTGCCCAACCAGACGAAGCTAGTCTTCACGAGCTGAACCTCGGGCCACTTCGAGAACACCCACTGCGCCGTGATTGCGAGCTGCTCGCTGTCCTCGATGATCTTGCCCGTCTTCCAGTCCTTGAGCGCGGCGATGCCAGCGGCCGGTACGATCTTGGCGAAGTCGATCTTCATGCGCCACCAGACGCCTTGATCGAAATACTCGCACGCAGAAAAGTCCTGCCGGATCGCCGCCTTTTCTTCGACGAGCACGATCGAACCTGCAGGGGTAACAGCCAGAGCCTTCGTGGCCTCCGGTTCACAGTAGTTGAGCTGCGGCGGCAGTGGTGTGCCGTCACGCACCCGCTTCTCCATGGCGCCATGGATGAAGTCGCCGTCGTCGAGTGCCTTCGATCTCTTCTCGGCGATGCGTTCGCTCTTGGGGGCGAGGTCGACATGCCAGTGTTTCTTGGGGCATGTGCGGAAATTCTTCAGCTTGGAGTAGCTGTTGACGACAGGCGGGGGGCCGCCTTCGTAGGTCGTGACTGGGACGAATGGCATGTCAACCGTTCCGCGGCAAATGCTTGAGCTGCTCGATGCAGTAATCGCGCAGCTCGACAAGGCGATCGGCTTCGTTGGTCTTGTTACCGATCAGCGAGCCGAACTGCTTCGTGGTGGGGTTGTAACCGATGAAATACACCATCTCGATGCCGTTCAGCTCGACGATCTGGCGGGCCTTGGTGAGCGCGCCTTGCAATCTGACTTCGGACATAGGTCAGCCTTTCAGCAACAAGAGGAACGAGGCGACCAGCTTATCCGAAGGATAAAGGTTCGTCTCGTCCTCCAGCACGACATACTCGCCGTTGGACTTGAAGCAGACTGACGTCACCTTTTCGTGGGTGATGAACTGGTGGATATTGCGAAGGATGTTGCCGCTGATGTGGCCGTCGCCCGTGTCCCCGATCCGCAGGCGCATCTTGAGCATCTTCTCGGGATTGCCGAAGCCCGGCACAGCACTGACAAAGCACACGGTGAACAAACATGTTGGCGGCGCCCCTGACGACGCGACGTTTTGAGACATGGGTGGAGGTGATGGCATCTGCGATCCGCCCATTCCGAACTTCATGGGGTTGCTCCCAATTTCACCGATTAATTCTCGTGTCTTTTCGCGCGACAAATTGTTGCTCAGCCCCGCTATGATCAGATCGTTTGTGTTATGGCATGTAACGCCTAAAAATTTTAATGGGAAAAAACACGACGGTAATTGCGGTATATTTTCTGTTACCTGCGGAGGTAGGTCTTTCTCGAAAATTCCCATGTGTTACCTCCGACGTCCACGATCAGTGCGACGATTAAGTCGCTTCTCGTTGTCGGACATGATGCCTGACAGTGCCCCGGCCAGCAAGCGAAACGACGTGATCAGCGTGCTGCTGGGAAAATCTTTCTCGGGATCGTAGAGCGTCACGATTTCGCCTGTTCGTATGTCGGTGCAAGTGATGCCGATATGCCAGTCGCTCGCCCTGATGCATGAACTCCAGTTGCGCAACGGGAAGTCGCGGTGGAACCGGATGAACTCGTTCCAGCCCATGTGGGCGTAGAACATTTCCAGCGGTGCAGGGATCGAGCCGGCGCGCATATGGTACCTAATCCAATAACGCTTCGGCGTGGTTGCGCAGAAAGGCAATCAGGCGTGCTGTTGCGTCGAATGTTTCGTGTCCTGCACCAGCCGTCTTACGTGCAGGATCATGTACCTCGTTAATGCAAACACGGGGGCGATACTCGCCAGAGTTATCAGAGTAACGCCGTGTTGGCCCAAGCCAGACAGATGGAAATAGATGAGCAGAACGGGGATGGATCTGAGCTTCCCATGGCCCCGGCGACGCCAGTTTTAATAACTTGCGCAGTTCAGTTTTTTCTTTGGAAGTTAACTTGGCCATGGTGTTACCTTCACGGGTTAATACAGAGATCTTCGACCTGAATAGTTTGAACTACTTCGTCCCATTCAGCTTCGTCCCACTCAGGTGCGAGACTAGTTCTATCTTTAGGCAAAGGTTTTTGTTGGCGCTTGACGGCAAGCGCCATGATGAAACATGCCAGCTTCACTGGTACGACTTGTTCGTCATAAATGCTCATTTGACTTTCCCGTAGCATGTTCCGATCTCCGCTTCGACGTCGAGGGGGATCTCTGGCCACCACGTAGGAGGTACCCTCAGCTCCTGCATCAGGACGCCCTTCAGCTCGGGCGCGTACTGGTCCCTGCAGACATACATCAGCTCGTCGTGGCTCTGCATCTTGAGCGCTGCCATCTCGAAGAGTTTCTCGAACGGCTTCTTTACGCGCAGCGCCACGTCCATGACGATGATCTTGCAGAGCGCTTGGATGATGTTCTCCAGCAGCTTGCCGCCGTAGAGCCGCTTGGTCTCCCAGCCGTAGGTGAACAGCCAGTTGCCATCGGCTTGGCTTTTGTGCAGGCCGTGATAGTGCAGACACATACCGTTGGGCAGCACGATCTTCTCGAACATTACCCGCACAGGTCCCAGCATGAAGTCGCAGTCGGGACGGGTCATCGCTGGTATCACCCGGTACTGCAGGATCTTCCACATCCCGGTGATGTTGAAGTTGTCGGTGCGATAGATATTCACGTGGAGCTGCGCCTCGGCGGCACTGAGATCGACCAGCGTGCCGATCTGTTCGACGCTGAGATGTCTGACGCTGCCGCGGTACTTGCGCCAGCCCACTTGGTACTGACAGCTCAGCATGCCGGTCTTGCCGCAGAACCTCGGGCCGATGTCGGCCTTGGTGACAAGATAGCCGAAGCAACGCGAGGCGAACTCGGAATAGGGATCGCGCTTGAGATCGCGTAGTGCCGCCAAAAGACTTTCCTGCCCACAGAACATGGCGGTCCCACGCAGCTCGATCTGGCGCGCGTCAGCCACTACCATCGAATAACCTTCAGGGGTAACAATGCTTTCGCGCAGAGCAGCACGCCGTTTGCGCACTTTGTTTTCGCGGGTGAGGTTCTGCTGGTTCAGCTTCCAGTCGCCTGACAGACGATGGGTGTGGGCACCTGAGGGCTTCAGCGCCACCGGCATCAGGTTGGTGCCGTAGTGCGGGAACGTCAGTCCCGAGAGATTGATGAAGCGTGCGGTGCGGCTTTCCTCGATCGTGGTCTTGACCCCGAGCCGAGCTGCGGTGACAGCCTGCACAGCATGGTCGGGATGTTCGAGCAGCGCCTTCATGCCTTCGTCGGTCTTGGCGAACGCCCAAGTCTCTTCCTCGGTGCGAAGAGATATTTTCGTCGGTGGTGTCACGCCCATGCCGATCAAAATATCGGCGAAGCGCTGGTCGCTCATGAGGTCAGCTTTATCGGCGATGCCGGCTTCTTGAAGGAGCAGCTCCTTCTCGGCGCGCACGTTCGCCAGATGCTCATGCAGCAATAGCTGGTCGAGCTTCAGGACCGGCTGCAGCGCCATGCGATGCACGATGTCCCAGATTTGTAGCTCGCTCACTGGCATTACTGGCGCCAAATGTTTGAAAATCCCCCAGCAGAGATCGGCATCGCCGCAACTGTACTCGGCGTACTCGTTGTAGAAGCCAGCGTCGATGATCGCTTGCCGGTTGAGGCCGTTCACCTTGTGGATGGTGGTGCCCTTCGATCCCACACCGAGATATCGGGCGACGGTGTCAAGGTCATGGCGACGCAAAACATAACCAAGAAGAGCCCGGCTAAGAGCCAGCGTATCGACATAGAACCCGGCGACCCAACCGTAGCACCACGAAAAAATACTCCCATCAAAAAGTAGATGGTGAGCGATAAAAACGACGCGGCTAGGATCACCCAGAGAAGACAGGAAACGAGGAATGTCTGGCCCATCGACCCACCCTGTTTTTTGACCGTTGACCTTGAACGCGCAGCCGATCGCCTCGAACTCTGGGCTGAGAATGTAGCTGGGTATGTCCATGCCCTTCGCACGCAGCGAATAGCCGGACGCAGTGTTGTAGTAGGTTTCGAGGTCGCCGACGACGTAGAGCAAGTCGCTCATGTGTTACCTGCGCGGGTACGTACTCGCTGCGCCAGCAACCCAGCTTCGTGATGCTGCTTGAATTCGTGCGGCCATTGAAAGACGTGCTCGACGTCCTTGCTGTACTTCAGCACCATCGCGGCAAACTCTGGATCGCGTGGCGTCTTGAGTTGGTTGCGGTAGTGGATCATCGAGCCAGCGCAGAAGTAGCGTTTGCCCTTCCGCTCACCCGTGTGGCAGATAAATGCCGTGTCGCCAAAAACAAGATTAGCATGCCAGCTTTCGACAGTGCCGCCGCCCAGCCATCCCGGTGCAGCCTTGCGCCGGAACGGACACTCATTGCACGGTGTCTTGTGCTTGACTGTTGGAAGCATGTTTACCTTCTTGGGTAATCGGTTCGAGTACGATCTTGTAGCCCAGCGCGCCGGCCCACGCCTCGAACAGATCAAGCCGCGGTCGCCGGCGTCCGCCTTCCCACGCCATCACGGCGACTTGTGCAACGCCGGCGTCCTCGGCTACGTCCATCTGGCTGCGCTTTTGTTTGAGGCGTATTTCACGCAGTTGCTTCACCAGCATTGAACCCTCTCCGTTTGAAAAGGAGCGACGAGCGCACGTACACACGCTCGCCGCAGGTCACGTCAGGGCTGGCTGCTAAGGCTGCACCCCGCGCGACGAACTTCTAAAGCGCAGAATACCCCGTAATGCGGATCGTCACAGCCTTCGTCTTGGCACCGGCTCGCCCGATCGCCGCGACAAAGCGCCGGAACAGCTCGCTTTGCGGGACCGCCCGCTGACGGGCCACAGTGGCAAAGCCCTTCTTGTCCGCCGCGTGCACACGACACGACATGTGCACCTCACCGCGCTTGACGATCTTCGGGCGGCCGACCTTGTTCTTGCGCTTCGCCATTGTGTTACCTCTGTAGGTTGAAACCTGTTGGATATGGGGTACCCGTGTTACCTTGTCAAGGTCTTTTTCTTGCGCCTTTTATTGGATTTATGACGTGGATGGTTTTTGGGTTCATTGGCTGATAGGAAGTCTTCAATACTGTCAAACACAAGATGACGATTGCCTTGTGTTTGTTTCTCCAGCTTAGCTGCCAACTCTTCGTCGTTGTCAATTGCCGGCCACCCATACTCGCTTTCGTTCAGATAAAGAATGAACGCACCCGCGCAGTGTTGCGTATTTGGACCGGGCTCAAAGCCTGCGTCTTCCTTGTCTTCGTCAAACACCGCCGATAGGTGACATGGAAAGCCCTGTCGGTATGCCTGCTCTTCAATTTCTTCAGCCCGCTCACGACAGGCGAACACGATGCGCGTATCAGCCTTGTTGAACGGACAGTTTTTACAGGGCTTCTTCAGGTCGAAGCGCACGGTTACCTCCGCAGGTTCAGCCAGCCCACTCGCTTCGGCCGGATCTCCATCACTTGGGAAACTCTTCCCAGCGTGCGGATGGTCTTGATCTGGGCCGTGGTCTCTTCCTGCATCAGGGAGACCTTGGCTTCGCGGGCGCTGACCGCCTGCTCGCGCAGCTCGACCGCCTCGACACGTTGGTTCAGCTCCAACGCTGCACGTTCGAGAAAGTCGGCGATGTGCGCAGCATCGTTCGCCGGCACGGGCTGGCGGAAATTCACCTGCAGGATAGCCTGCAGGGCAGCTTTCAATTCACTCATTTCTTGCTCCTGTTAAGATACTCACGGATACCTTCGATCCACGCCTCGTCGTCAGCGTCGCGGACGGTGGCGAGGAACTGTTCGAGCCAGCGGGCGATATTGGAGTACCGCTCCAGCCACTCTCTGCAGTGCTTGATGTCTTGCTGGATGTGACGCTCTGCATCGGCCATTACGTCGATCGCCGAGTGAATGCCTCTCATATAACCGGGATGCGGCAGCGTAACCGTCGGCAGCTCACTGTAGTAGCGCAGGCGTTGGTCGAAGCTGCTGACCTTGGCCAAGGCGTTGTCGTATGCCAGCCGAAACATGATACGATACTCGTGGTGGCTCAGTACGGGGGGATTGGACACTTGTTACCTCCGAAGATTTTTGAACACGTCGATTTCGATACGCTTGCGTGGCAGATGGTTGACGGTCGCGTAAAATCTTAGTGGAAACCAACACTTGTGGCGCCACGAATAGCCTCGATCCATGCCACGAAACTCACTCTCGTTGCCTGTTGTTCCCATCCGTGAGCTGAGATAGGGCTTCTTTCCCCGGCCACCAATACGGCCTGTCTCTTTGTCTCGCGCCCAAGCAACACGCCACCAGATTTGAGGTCTTGGCGCCATGTTACCTCCGAAGGTCACGAAAGACGTTGATTTCTTTTCTGTAAGACGGAAACTTCTTGGTGGCGTAAAAACACAATGGGAAGCTCGTATATAACAAGTCGCCTGCTGTCCCAGCCAGATTGTCGCGATTGAACTTGGTCATTCCATTCTCAGCGCTTATGCGGCTACGTCTCAGCTCCCACCGACCATTGCGAAATTTGTAGCGTAGGCGCTCAAACAGGCGGTGGTGGCGCATATGGTTCCTCAATACTGAGCCGTGTACTCGGCATCGAAAGCAGACGGCCACAGCGGATGGTGAACTGTGTTCCCTGATACCTTCATGACCATGTCGACAGGCGAAGACAACTCCGTGTCTGCTTCTCCCATCAGCTCGGACCCCGCCAGTATCTGATTGGCGCGCTGCAATCCCAGCAGCCAAGGCAAGTCGACCCGCATCGGGTTCCTCGGCACAGAGCCGGCCGCCTGCACAATCGCACGGCCATCGCTGATATGTTTTACCAGCGAAGGTAACATCGGCAGCAGGTAGCACGCCTGCACAAAATCGTTCGGCGCCAGAGTGTCATCGAGCCAGTCGACCACCTTGCGCACCAATCCCCACTCGATGGCGTTGGTCTGCCACTCGGTGATCATGTCGAGGAACGCTTTCGGCGTGTCGCTGGTAAACGCCTTCACGTTGCGCAGATGAGGCGGCAGCACGAAGCAGTCGCTGTCTTCCTCGCAGGTGGCGTTGCGCCAGTCGAACTCCAGCGACATGCCGGGCGACTGATAGACGCCATCACCGAACGGTATTTCTTCTGGCAAAGCTACATTGGCTCGCCGAGTGCCGGCGTCGATCTCGTTGTTGAAATTGTGCCACACGTCTTGGCAAAATTTCCGATAGCCCGGCGGCACGATCCAGTTGAGCAGCTCGCTGACATGCGGGCGGCTCGTGACGATGTGGCGATTATGCATTCTGGCACGCGCGTCGATCGCGCCGTTTATGCTGCCGATGCGACTGCCGAAGCATGTTATCTGCTTTTGCCTTCTTGACGAACGAGCACCGAAAAGGGCCATGTTACCTCCGCAGGTCAGCAAATACGTCTATGATAACACGATGTATCGGCAAATGCTTTACGTGGGGATAGAGGCTACGGGGAAAGCAGCAGGAATTTGAGTGTGAAGTATGCAAAGACACCATTGCGATCAGTTGTCTCCGCTTCACGCTATGAAGCCCAGCGATGTTGCCATGGTCCCACATGACGGCGTATCCCACCCACCACCACGTTCTCTTAGGCCGTGCCATCGTCCGGCACTCGCACTTGATCGCCAAAGGGAAAACTTTTGCCGTCAGCGATGCAGCCCCAGATCACGGGGTACTTGGGTTCACCCATGGCGGCCAGCTCGTCCTTGTCGGAGTTGTCGCCATCGGTGAGGTAGACCATGGCGTCGACATCGTCGATGTCGTGCTCTTCGATCCAGTCGAACGGCGGTTTGAACGCCGTGCCACCTCCGCCGACTGCGCCCTTGTAGAAGCACTTCATCAGGTCGTCGGCGTCCTCGATCTCGAAGGTTTCCTGCACCGTGGCGTCGCACCAGATCACGATGATCCGCCGCGGGTTGAGCTGCTCGAAGATCCCCGCCGTCTCACCGAAGAAGCGCTCGATCAGCTCGGGCACGGCATAGATCGAACCGGAGCTGTCCATCGCTACGACGATCGTGCCACAGCCGTGGCCCGACTTGCCGGGCGCCCCTATGTTCCTGACGATCAGCCGCCGGTCGAGGCGGCGGAAGTCATAGGCGTGGCCATGCACCTTGCGGGCGAATAGCCCCTCGATGTGCTCAGTCCACGACACTTTGGGCGCGAGGAGCTTGTCCAGCACCTTCTCCAGAGCGGCCGGCATGTTGCCGGTGCCCTGCGCCACAGCCTTGGCCCCCATGATTGCCTGCGTCCAGCGCTGCGGATCGGGCATCGCCCGGCTATCGGTCGGCTTGAGCTGGTCGGTGGCACCGGGCTCCAGATGACTGTCGAATTGGCCCTTCTCGAAGCGCCCGTTCTTGCCGCGTTCATCCTTGTCGGCCGGGTCCTGCGGCAGACCTTCGCCGTCTTCCTCTTCGCCTTGCTCGCCCTCGCCGGGCTCAGCCTCACCGGCGCCGTTACCCTTGGAGGTACCACCTTGGCTCTCACACTCCTCCCAGATCCGATGGTACGCCTCCTGCCAGCTCGTGTCGGACGTCGCGATCTTGGTGTCGTAGAGGCCGCCTTGAGGCATCTCGCCGATCTTGCTTTCGATCAGCATCGCGTTGATGACGAAGTCAGCCGCATAATTTGCCACTTTAGGCAAGAACGGCAGCGTCTTGCCGGCCCAGTACACGCCGCGATCTTCCTTGCGATGGAGGTAGAACTGCGCGGGATGCATGAACAGAGCGTGAGCGATCTCGTGGCAGTTGATGAAGACGCGCTGCTTGTCGGGCAGCGGGAAGTACCAGTCGGGATTGAGAAGAAGTCGCTTTCCGTCTGTCGCCGCACGTTGCACCTCCTTGGTGAACCACGCGACCTGCTCGGTGTCGTCGGGGTTCATCATGCGATAAAGCAGATGCGTGAAGGCCGGCACCGTCCACTGCAGCCGCACCTTGTCGTTGCCCCACAGGCGCAACCCTTCGGGGTTGAGCTTGATGAGTTTATGCCTTCTGTAAATCATGTTACCTCTCTAGGTTATTTTTTAAGATCGGCGAACACGTCGATCCTGCGAAGATCGTTGCGGTAGACCGGGCACTTGCGGAAAATCTGCATGGTGCTCGGGGCCAGCGCTGACGAGACCGGGCCACTGTCTTGTGTATGGTACCAACCTTGCGGCCCGGTCGTCGGATCGCTGTAGAAATTCTTGACGCGATTGAAGCGGTACTCGTTGACAGGATAACCCTGCCACCAGCTGTTGTAGACGCACAGCGCCCATTGATGAGTGCTCGGCTTGCTCTCGATCGGCTTGCGGCTCTGGCGTTCGAGCTTATTCTTCATCGCCGTAAGCTGAGCCGCTGACAGGATTTGTGCCGGCACCGCCAACGCTTTTGCTCAACTCAGTATCGCCGGCGACCTCCTGCGCCGGTACAGCAGCCGCCAACTGCTCCTTGGTCGGGTTCGTCACCAGCCGCGGTGGCTCGCCTTGGGCGATCTCGTTGGCCTTCACCTCGACCTCCTCGCGACCCATGATGAAGTCGTCGCAGTAGAGATGGATCTCGGGCTTCGTCGAAGCATCTCTAATCGCACCGTGCGCCAGCACGGCACTAGCGAAGATCTCGCGACCCTTCAGGATCACGATCTCTTCGTAGGTCTTCATCAGCGCCTCGTTGCCGCTGTCGAAGGCCAGCACCAAATGGAATTCTTTCTTCACGATGTTACCTCTCTAGGTTAACCATTGTCAGGGGTTGCCAGTCGAAGATCTGGATCTCCCGGCGCTGGGTCGGAAGATCTTTTAGTGTTGGATAAAAACTAACCGGGAAGTACATGACGGAGTAGTTTGGGTGAACGTAGTGAGCTACTGGCCGAAACTCGAACCGGCTAATACCAGAGGTAAATAACTTTGCACGCCGCCCACCACTACGCCACCATCGCCACTCCCAGAAATCGCCCATGTTACCCTCGTGGGTCAGTTCATCCCGACCAGAGAGATAATCCCCTGATTGCGCGGAATGAAATCATTCACGAACGCCTTGGTCTGCAGCAGCCTGAAGTTACGCTTCACCGAAGCGACACCGAACACCATTTGATGCTCAGCCCCCATGCGCAGCATGTACTCGACCACCTTGCTGGCGTTCGCCACGTCGATGCGATGGGCGCAGTCGTAAGCGACCAGCATCTTGGCATCCATCTTGGTCGGGATCTTGGCCTTGGACGGATCGGCCACGATCTCGACGAACTCGGGTACCTCGGTCTTGAGCCGTGCCCAGATCAGCAACTCGTTGGTTGCCTCGGGTCCCATCAGGCCCGAGAGCTTCTCGTTCAGCGTTGTCTCCGCGTCCTCGTCGCCCAGCCCGACGAAGTTACCCGTCTGGGTATCGAGATGGCCACCGGCGACGCAAAGTTGCGAAGACTTCACCAATGAGCGCGGTGTGCAGTACGGACCCTGCTTGTCGGGCACACGACCCGAGAAGACGATCTCCGGGCGCCGCACGGCGAACGCCGTGAACGTCGGCGGCACATCGTTGCGCACCGCCCAGTCCTCCCACGAGCCCACGTCGGGACGAATATGCAGCTCGGCCCGACGATTGATGATGAAATCGAACTCCTTGGTTGAGCCCGAACGATCTTCGGCGCGATTGGCAGCGGTCACGAAGCCGATGCCCCTATGGGTCCTGTGGCGCCCCGCCGCGCCGTTCAGCAGCACGTTGGCCAGCGCCTTCTTGGTGTCGGGTTCGACCTTGTCCCACTCGTCGAAGAACACGATACCCCTTTTGAAGGAATTCATGGGTCGGCCGTCGTCGGAGATCATCCACGGCGGCATGGTGAACTCGGAAGTCTTGACGGTCTCCGTCGTGCCATCGGCCCGCTCGATCACCCGATCGGTCGGCACGAGATAGCCGAACACATCGGGGGGCGTGTAAGCCGCGGCGAGCACCGTGGCGATGCCCCACTCGGCATTGTCCTGCCGGCTAAAATCCTTGACGGCCTGATCGACCGTCTCGGACTTACCCAGCCCCGGCGCGGAAATGAGCTGCACAGGCACGTTCGCATCCATGTACGAACGCAGCTCGCGCTTGAGACGTAGTAGGTTCATGTCTTGTTACCTTTCTAGGTTACCGCCGCAGGTCTTTGAACACATCTACCCATCTGCGACGCATAGGTAGATCGTTAGTCGTTGGATAAAACGAAGCAGGAAACGACATACCAACGTAGCCGTTCCGAAAGAAACCAAGAGCATATGTGCTCCGCGGCGGGGTTAGCGCTTCACGGCGACCGCCCTTATGGCGTTCTCCGTCCAGCATCCAATAGAGCAAGACGTGCCACCGCTCACACTTCGCCACGGATCACCTCGTTGATCCTCGCGATCGCGTCATGCCAGTCCTTAATGGTCTCGACGTTGGTGGCATGCGGGTTGTCGGCGAACAGGTAGTTGGCTTGGAACGTGTCCAGCCCGAAGAATTCCTCCAGCGCCTCGAAATCGCGCAGTGCATATGGTACGCCTCCTTTGCGGCGCCACCACACGACAACCCCAACTCTATTACCTGCAGGGGTCGCGCTCATCACCTCCAGCCCCTGAGCTTGAAACCACGGATCTTGCGCGGCCCAGCCGGCGAGGCAGCCAAACGTGCCGCAGTTAGACCAGAAGGTCCCCATGTTGAGAGTGTCGTTATTGCGCAGACATCCTTCGGCGACACGACGAAGATTTTCGAGGGCGTCGATGTTAGCCATGATCGTCTTCGTTCTCTTTGTTGATAGGCGCCCATCGACACACGCGACAAACACCCCATGGATCAGGCGAGAAGCTAATGCAGCGGCCTGTCCAGTTATAGATCAGCTTATACCACCACAGACGCATGTTACCTCCGTAGGTACATATTAAAACGGGGGACAGGCAGCATATCCCATCTGCCCGTCGTTGCCCAGCCTTGGACGCATCCTCGGCTGCCCCTTGATGATTAGTCGAGAAGAACCAAGCAGTTTTGTCCGGTCGCCTCCAGCACCAGCGCATGGCCTGCAGCCCAGTCGGGATAGTCGCCGTCGCTCGACATGTCGACTTTAGGCGCGTGATGCCTGATGATGATCAGACACGCACACACGACAACGTCATAGGGCTTATGTGCCGTCTTGCAGAAGCTGAACGCCTTCACGTAGTGCTTCGGTTGTTGCTTCTGGTAGTCGACATCTTCACCGGGCGTGCGCTCGAAGTAGAACGTCTCGTGGCCCTCATCGGCGACGCCATTGAAGCGGATCAGATCCGTAGTGATCTCGGGCTTGGTGCCCGGCTCGTCGTACTCGCGCAGCAACGGAACGTCGGTGGTGGCTAGTATCTTCTTCACGTCGCTCACGATCAGCGCCCATTTCTCGGGCGCGAGTGCTTGCCATGGCTGGCGCCAGTAATGTGTATAACCCATTTGTTACCTCTCTAGGTTAAGAAACTCAGCCTCGACGCATGCACGATCTCGATGGTGTTGGTCTTATCGTCCTGCACGTGTATGTCGCGGCCGCCGCGGGTGACCTTCACGACTTTTACTTTGCGCGGGGAAAAGCCGTGGCTTGCGTGCGTCAGCGGTGGGTGCCAGTCCAGCCAGCACACATCGAAGGGCTTAACGACGATGCCTTTGTAAGTACGCTTCATAGCTCGGCATCGTCGTTATAGAACTCGATGAAGTCATGGTTGTCGTTGCGGAACAGCTCCAGCGTCTTGATCGCTGCGCGCAGTCGCTCGCGACGATTGCGGTTTAGCTCGCTCTTTGCGGCGCGCTTGGCTGCAGCCAGCACCGTCCTGAAAGCGGGATGTGTTTTCATGTTACCTATTCAGGTCAAAGAAATAGAGCCGGTCATGCATGCCGTCGATCGCCTGTGTCATATGGCCATACGTTTCGGCAATCGCCTTGATCGCCGGCTCGTGATGCAGGCTTTCCATCGGCACCCAGACGCACAGCAGCGTAGGATCTTGCGACGACTTGGCGACGCTCACATTGACGTTGTTTGCTTTGCCGTAGAGCAACAGCGCCGCCTGAAAGTCAGCGAAGTTCACGCGAGCGCACTCAGGCCTAGTCGTTGGTTCAGCGTGGCACAAAATCTTTTCTCATGCTCGATCGCGGTCAGCAGATCGTCGGGCATATACATGCGGGCCATCTCATAGGACCACTGCAGCGCGTGGTTGGGGGTCAAGCATTTGACGCCACCGCGGCTCGTTATGGTACCGCTCTCGACGCTGGCGCTGCGCACGTAGAACTGCCACATCGCAGCAATATGCCGGCCGCGCTCATACTCGACCTGCTGAGGTAACCGCTTGCGCTCCTGCGGGACGGGAAGACCCAATAGCCGGTCGTGCCAGCCCTGATCAAAGCTCTTCATGATTGCTCCGTTGTGATCCCTGCGGCCTTGGCTTGGGAGATGGCGTTGCGCACTGCATCAAACTCCGAGCCGTACACTTTCAGCACGGGATGATCGTTACTGCTGAGCGGTTCAATCGCTTCCAGCGCAGCTAGCATGACACGTGCCGCCTGAAGCTGCTGGCCAGACTTGACCCACATATTATCTCGATCATTCATTGTCGTTGTCCCATTGTTTGACGAACGGATCATTTACAACACCGCGCCATTGCTGGGTGAGCGCGTCGTTGACCTCGCGCGTGTTTTTATTTTTACCTGAGAAGTCGGGTCGCGCCTTCAGCCGATCGTAAAGCTGGAGTTTCTGCACGTTCTGCTGCAATTCACGATATCGGTCGCTGGCCCGTCGCGCCTTCAAATAGCTTGGCGCGCTCAGCCATTCACTCGACACGATCGGTGCCATGACATAGAAGCCATAGCGCTTTTCTTTGGGCGTCAGGTTCGTCATGCCATACGACGCGAGCAATTCACAGTAAGGCTCGTACCACTTG